TTATTGGAATGTGTTCATCAAATCTCGCTGCGCCTGCCAATCCACAGGAAAGCGGTGGCGCAAAAACCACCGTAAATTCATTTTTGGCGGTTGCTTGCCACGCATAAGTAGTTCGACAATGTCCGGCGCCAGCAATGTCAATCGCAGCGATGCATTGACAACGGCATAGGTCAAGCCCTCCCTGCTGGCAATTTCAGAGCCACTTTTCATCACCCCGGTGTCGATCAGACTGCGCCAGTAAAACGCCCTTGCCAGCTCCGCCACAAATGTAGTGTTGTGGGCTATGACATCCATCCCGTCCATTTGCAGTACCCCGCGCCGCTGCAGCGTCAATGGCACGTAGCTTTCCAAGTGACTATCCATCATGCCAAAATCTCCGACTCGACCAGTTCTGAACCGATGCTATTAACAGCAAACTCTTGGATCAGCGCCTTCCAGCCCAGTGAGTGCCATTTGATCTTGATGCCGCCATCAACCAAATCAATCCGTTCAATCATTAATTTCACAATCCGGACATGTTCCAGCGGATAGAGCTGCGACCACACCTGGCCCAAGCGATGCATCGCCATAACCACTGCATCCTCACGCAGCGGTGTATCACAGGCTTCTACCCTTTTGCAGACAGTTGCAATGGACTCTGGGCTGCTGAGTACAGTCAGTATTTGAGCCACCGCTGCGGCTTCAATTTCTGCTGCGGGTATGCGAACATGCGTTTTGCTATTCGGTCCAAACTTCATTTCCGACCTGGATACGTAATAGCGATACTTGACCTTGTTCTTGCTGGCGTAGGTCGGATACATTGGCTCACCAGAGGAGCTGTAGAGCAGCCCGCGCAATAGCGCATCCGTTTTGCCCCGGGTCTGGGTCTCTACCGACCTTTGGTGTGGGTCACGCTGGATGACTTCCTGCACCCTACCCCACAATCCCTGGTCAATAATGGCCTCGTGTGCACCGGTAAACCAAGTTCCCTTGTGCGATAGCTCACCCAAATACATGCGGTTGCGCAGCAGTTTATACAGGTACTTGCGGTCTATCTGGGTACCAGCACGTTCTTGCCCCTCTTGGGTTGTCCAGGCTTTGGTCGTGATGCCTTCATTATTCAGCCCTTCTGCAATGCGGGTGGGCGAACCAATGGTGAGCATTTCGCCAAAGATACGTCGCACCAGTTCGGCTTCTTTTTCGTTAATGACCAACTGTCGGTTCACCACGTTGTAGCCCAGAGGCGGCACACCACCCATCCAGAGTCCTTTGCGTTTGCTGGCGGCAATTTTGTCGCGAATGCGCTCACCGGTCACTTCGCGCTCGAACTGGGCAAACGACAACAGTACGTTCAGCATCAAGCGCCCCATGGAGGTGGTGGTGTTGAACTGCTGTGTGACGGATACAAAGGACACGCCTTGGCGCTCAAACACTTCGACCATTTTGGAAAAATCCGCCAGACTGCGGGTGAGCCGGTCAATTTTATAGACCACAACGATGTCGATCTGGCTGCGCTCAATGTCAGCCAGCAAGCGTTTGAGTCCAGGGCGTTCGGTGTTGCCACCGGAGTAGCCAGGATCGTCATAATCATCAGCCACCGGAATCCAGCCCTCAGCGCGTTGGCTTGCTACATAGGCATGCCCGGCTTCTTTTTGGGCATCGATCGAGTTGAACTCTTGATCCAAGCGCTCATCGCTGGATACGCGGCAGTACACGGCACACCGTTTTCTGGGTTTGGGTGATGCAATCTGGCTGGATGCGTTCATGCTGACTCCTTGTGCTTGTTTTTGAGGCCAAAAAACAAGGGGCCAGACCAATGGGTGCCGGAAATGTGACGGGCTACGGCGGTAAGGCTTTTGAAATGCTGGCCATCGTATTCAAAGGTACCTGTGGCAGTAACGGTCACTTTGTGGTCACGCTCCGCCCATTCACGAATCAACACGGTACCGGGTGCCAGTTCAATTTCACGCGGTAATTGTCTGCCTTTAATTTTGGAGTGGCGCATACCGATGTTGATCAACTTGCGTTTTGTCTGTTCGGACAATCCGCCGTATGCAGCCTCTTGAAGTTTGTAAGCCACCTTGGACTCGATATAACTGCGATTGGTTTTGTCAGGACGCCGTTGAAAATACCGATCCCATATCGTCCAGAGTTCTTGCATCGGCAATGTGGGTAACGCAGCCACTTGGGCAGCAACAGATGGGGTGTCGTTCATAGAAAGATCCTTTTTAGTTAGGGGTTGCTATGAACGCGCTTCTGACCAGAAAAGCCAAGTCGAACTTGTCTTTCTTTAGCGTCTGTGGCTTGTATGTCACTGTTGTAGGTACGCACAATAGCTGCAGCCAGGATGGTGGTGATTTCAAACGCGCGCTGGGCTGCTGATAGCCTGTCTGGAGGGGTGAGAAGTATGGGTTTCATGGTTGGCAGGGGGCATAGAAAAGACCCGCCAATCATGATTCAAATCGCCCAAGATGGTGCGCAACGTAGGGCAAGGTGAGGTAACGCGATCAAGATTCACGCACCGGTATACCAATACTGAGATGCATTGCACATTCATACAAACGATGTAAATTTACAACAATTGCTTTTTTCAGAAATCACCTATTGGTAACAAAAAAAGATTGCCATATACTGTTTTTTCATACAGTTGTTTTAAGGAGCAAAAGATGTCAAATCCAGAAACCAAATTCACCTTGGTGCCAGAACTTGATGCCAATGATTTGCGTCTAACCATGCCAAGAAAAAAACCTACCGATGATGCAGGTGAGTCATTGTTGCCGCATATGGAACATTTTGTAACGCTTTCCCGCCGGGTAAAACAGCCACTTCGCTTACTGCATTTGGTAGAGCGCATCGGTCTGAATCAAGTACCGCAAGTAGTTCAGGATTGTGCAAAAACCGCTAAAGCAGCGCTGCCTGCACCGGTGCGGCGTCAATTTTATGAATGGCTAGCCAACCAGCCCAAAGAATTACAAATACGACTCAATAAATGTTGCGACCGGATCCAGGCGCTGAGAGATGACTTTGGTATCCAAGCAGTTATGTCACAACTCGATAAGAAAAACGAAGATGACGCTGCTGCACTAGCAGAGCCTTCCGATCGATTTACCCGTGCTCTCTATCTTTTTATGCAACAAGAATTTCCTGCGCCTGATCGAGAACAAGACCGCAGATTTGAACTGGCGGAGTGGCGGCAATCCATCAATCACCAATGGTCGAACCAGGATTACGCTAGCCATTTTCTCGGACCCAAAGGTGTAATACCCCGTACGGACGTGGAAGTTGCAGACCAATTAAAACAAATGATCAGTGAATTGTTTGTAGAAGTGGATGCCGCTGACATTTTGATTCAGTTCTTTCATAACCAGGACAAATCGCATACCAGCCGACATGACGGATCAGTTGATGAGCCAGACGCACCGCAAAAGCGGCAACATACGATCACTGCGACTTTTAACGGTACCATGGCTTTTTACAAAAAAGTGGAAGCTGCTGAGGTCATCGAAAAAGAAGAAATTGCTGCCTTGGATATTGTGTTTTCCTGGGAGCCTGAAAGTGGCATGTTGGGAGTGTTCTGCAAGGAAAAGTCTGTACGCAGCCAGCTCGCAACGCTCTTTCAAAAGGTCGTGCTCGCCAGTGATGTGGCAGTGACGGGTCTGCCGATGTGCAGCTTTGACCTCAAAGAATTTGGCTCCAGCTCAATTTTGCAAAAGATTTCCAACTCCACTATCCCCGGAGTGCAATCCATCAGCATTCAAAAAATTCGTTTAAGTCATCAGTTGAGTGAGGTGAATGGCGCGACTACGCAACCGAGTGAGGCTAAGCGAAAAATTTGCAGTCACCAGGAAATATGGCGTGATCGACGCGACCAACGCAATATCTATGAAATTGCCCAGAATGATTTCAAAATTCAAAGCTTGGATGGCGACGATATTTCCAAGGTCAACCTGTGCTTTTCCATCGCCAAACAAGCACACCGCAAAGCCCACAATATTGCGGTACAAATTACCAGTCCGAATGGACTGAGCAGTCGATGTAAAACATCGGAGGATGTGCTGCTGATGCGCCAACAGCTGATCAAATTAGGCATCATGACGGAAGTCGCGGCAGCGTGAAACTGTCCCCGTTTGTCAGATTCTTTGATCTGATCAATAGTCTGCCCAATCTCAATGATGTTTTCTTTGAAAATAAATTGCAGGAATACCGGGCAGACTTTCTAGACAGAGGATGGGTCAAAGCAATCGGCTATCTGACCCATCATATGGTCGAGTACCTGGATGACACGATAGAGGTCGAGATTGAAATTGATCAGGCACTCGGCATTTATCGCTATCAAAACCCACACAGGATACGTCATATCATCACAGCACCACTCTGGGAAGTCACGATGTATGCGGTCAATATGTCCAAGTGGCTTGACGATATGGCTGATCTTCTGAAAATTCACCCCAAGTCGCGACCGAACAACCCAGAGTTGGCCCAAGACCATGTATGGTATCTGGGCGATATTGCACCCCCTGCCATGGATGTGCATACCAAAATAGCCGTGGCACGACGCCAACGCGGCGCAGCAGATGCACTGATCCAACACACCCTGGAAGATCATTTTGACAGTGGCGATGTGATGGTTTTGGTTGACACGGTATTAACCACAAAGCCCCAGGATGAGTACCCGAAACGCTGTCTGGCAGATTTCGTTGATTTCTCAGATGACCAAAACACCTTCGATCACAAGATGCTGAACCGGATTGTGCAGCGAAACAGGAGCAAACCGTCGGAAAAGAAACCCCATGAATATCTAGACGGAAAGATGCTGATGCTGGCTCACTTTATAGAGCCAATCGCTTTAACAGAGACCCAAATCAAGATCGTACAACGCGCTTGGGGGCAGCAAGAAAAAGAACCCCCGATCGTATCCTGGAGTGAAATGAATGCAGATAAAAAGATTGGATATACATCTTTTGAAGATGCGTTCGGCGGAAAAGAAGCTCGCGAAAATATTTTCGCCCTGGTTTCGCGTGGCAAATATCGCCTACGTCGTGCAGAAACTAAAAAACCATAAATAAACCATAAATCTCACCCTAAATCGACCATAAATTGCAGAAGGAATATCGGTGTGCATTCCAAACAGGAGGTACATCGAAATGCAAAGCAACCAACTTATTGTCCAATCTGACCGCGTTCAGCGGCACATGTCTCGCCCGGTAGCACAGCGCATCGCAATCGACGAACACGAACTGTCCCAGCGCTGGGGACTGTCCGTCAAAACACTGCGCCGCTGGCGCCAGTCCGGCAATCTGGGCCCCATTTTTTGCAAGATGGGCGCCAGGGTCACCTATCTCATCTCTGAGGTCGAAGCCTACGAGCGCAAGGTCTCACGCCACTCCACTTTCACATCGGTTTACCAATGAATGGAGCAGCAATCATGATCGACCTTACCACCTTTCTGACTGACTTGACCGAGCTCTCTACGTCCCAATTTGCCAAACTGAGCCCCGAGCAAAAAAACGATGCGAAGCGCTACCTTGATCAACTAAGCAATGCCGTCAAGTCCGCACATGTCAAACTTGATTCTGAATTGTTGCAATGCTATGGCGAGCAAGCACAAGCTGCATTACGTGAATCTGGCCGTGATTTTGGCACTGCCTACATCACTGACGGACCGCTGCGTATTAAGTTCGAACTCCCCAAAAAAGTCACCTGGGATCAAAAGCAGTTAGGCGAGATTGCCGAGCGCGTTGTGGCATCTGGTGAGCAAGTCAAGAGCTACATCGACGTCAAGTTATCGGTATCGGAATCTCGCTACAGCAACTGGCCACCCACGCTGCAACAGCAATTTGCTGCCGCCCGCACGGTGGAGCCAGGCAAACCGTCTTTCACCCTTTCCATAGATTCACAGGAGTCCTGATCATGTCCCCAATCATCCCATTTGAATTTGAAAGTCATGCACTGCGTGTCAATCTAGATGCTGCTGGACAGCCATGGTTCAATGTCAGCGACGTTTGCCAAGCGCTGGAATTGGGAAACCCATCCCAAGCAGTCAAATCCCATGTGGACAGCGATGACCTCCAAAAAATGGAGGTCATCGATAACCTCGGTCGCACACAGCGTGCCAACCATGTCAGTGAATACGGCTTGTATGCGCTTATATTGGGCAGCACCAAAGAAACAGCCAAGCGCTTCAAACGGTGGGTGACACACGAAGTTATCCCATCAATTCGCAAGACTGGCTCTTATGCATCAGCCCAATCTGTACCAACATTACCGTCAGCTACGCAGGATCGAGTCTTATCGTTGCTGCTAATTGGCGAAGCAGTGGCAAAAGTTCCCGGAGTCAAGCATGGCATCGCTATGGCTGCCACCTTGACCTGCATTCAGGAAAACACCGGTCTATCCATTGAAACCATTCGTCATGCATTGCCTGTCAATGACGAACCAATAGCCTCCATGAATCCAACCAAGCTGGGGCAGCAGTTGGGCATATCGGCTCGCAGTGTCAATGCCCGTCTGGCTGCAATGGGTTTGCAACTGCGCAATGACCGTGATGAGTGGGAGCTGACAGAGGCAGGTAAGGAGTGGGGTGAGTCGTTGCCATATTCGCGCAATGGTCACTCGGGCTACCAAATTCTCTGGAATCCAGTGGTGATTGATCAAATGAAAGAGGTGGCATAAATGGCATTTCCCATCATTACCGCTGATGAGCGGCGTGCGCAGCGCCGTGGTGTCAAGATTGTGCTTTTGGGTGTGAGTGGCATTGGTAAGACCACCCAACTCAAATCACTGGATCCCCGTTCGACACTGTTCATTGATTTGGAAGCCGGCGACCTGTCGGTCTCCGACTGGAATGGCGACTGCCTGCGACCACGCACATGGCCCGAGTTTCGGGATTTGGTGGTCTATCTGGCGGGGCCGAATCCGGCATTGCCCGACAACGTACCGTTTTCTCAGGCGCACTTTGACCATGTGTGCTCAATCTACGGCGACCCAGCCAGTCTGAATAAATACCAGACCTACTTTTGTGACTCCATCACAGCACTCTCGCGACTGTGTTTTAACTGGTGTAAGAGCCAGCCAGCAGCGTTTTCTGAACGCAGCGGCAAACCGGACTCGCGTGGTGCTTATGGTCTGCTCGGTCAGGAAATGGTCACGGCGCTAACCCATTTGCAGCATGCCCGTGGCAAGAACGTGGTGTTCGTAGCCATCTTGGACAGCAAAACAGATGACTTCGGCCGAAAGCAGTTTGTGCCACAAATCGAAGGCAGCGCCACAGCTTTACAGCTACCTGGCATTGTCGACGAGGTAGTGACGCTGGCAGAAATCAAGGCTGATGACGGTACCTCCTACCGTGCCTTTGTCACGCACACCATCAACCCCTATGGCTATCCGGCCAAAGACCGCAGCGGTCGACTCGACCCGCTGGAACCACCTGACTTGGGCGCCCTGATTGCCAAATGCGCTGGCGTTGGCACTGGCGCTGGCAGCCCTGCACAACATCCACAAACACCCACCCTCAATGATTCCAAGGAGTAACTGACATGAACGACAACAACATGACAACCAACGCGTGGTCTGACTTTAACGATGCTGAAAGCCAACAATCAGGTTTCAACCTGATCCCCAAGGGCGTGCTCGTGCCTGTGCGCATGACGCTCAAGCCTGGGGGACATTATGACGAGAGCCATGGCTGGAACGACGGCTACCCAACCCAATCGACCAGAACCGGAGCGGTGTATTTGGCCGCCGAATTCGTCATTACCAGCGGCGAATATACCAAACGCAAAATCTGGTCAAACATTGGTCTGTACTCACCCAAAGGCGCGACTTGGGGTCAAATGGGCCGAACCTTTATTCGTGCAGCACTCAATAGCGCACATGGCATACAGCCACAAGACAACAGTCCCCAGGCTGCAGCAGCCCGGCGCATTCAGGGCTTTGCTGACCTTGATGGTTTGGAGTTCGCAGTAAGAGTCGACATTGAGCAAGATGACCGGGGCGATGCACAGAACGTGGTCAAGGTCGCAGTCGAACCCGACCATCCGGACTATGCCAAGTTAATGAAAATCCCTCCCAAGGTATCAGGGGGTGGCAACTCGGGCGCACCGGCGCAGGCTGCACCGTCCTATCAGGCACCGACTCCACAACGTGCCCCGGTAACGGGTAAACCATCATGGGCACAGTGAGGAGGAAGCATGAAATGCTGGATCTGTTCACGCCAAGCCCGAGGTTATGGTCACTCCGACACCCGACATTCAATCGGTACAGCCCAGCGCTATGTGCTGGACTGGGTGTTTTGCTCCGACCGTTGTCAAAACGCGTTTCACGCCATGTATGGCAACTGGGTGCGTTTGAAGGACGAACTCGTCGACTGCAAGGGGAACTCTATGCTCAATATGACTGAAATCGAGCGCAGCGCCATGCGCCAGTGCCTGCGGGCGTTCGGTAATAGCGCCGAGGCGATTGGCTTTAGTAAACCCTTAGGGGAATACACAGAGTCAGAAGCCATGGCGGTAATCGAAGCGATTGTGACCTGCTTCACGCAGGCCATGGTGGAGCACCACGAAAAATCCAAGTACCCACCGGTACGTGGTTTGCCAGCGGTTCCGGATCCGATGACCAATTTGGAGGTCAATCCGTTTGTAGATCTGCAAAACGACTGCCCCTGGAAGGATGCGACATGATGGACTTTAACTCTTCATCGAGCATATCTGGTCAAATCTCAGCGCTGATTGATATCGGTCTGCAAGTGACACGCGCTAAGGAACAACCCCGCCAATATCTGGGTGGCTCGCGCTTAGGTGTGTCATGTAAGCGTGCGTTGCAGTTTGAATATGCCCAAGCGCCGGTGGATCCGGAGCGGCAGACGCAGGGCCGGATGCTACGCATCTTCGAGCGTGGCCACGTCATGGAGGGCTGCATGGTGACGTGGCTGCGCTCAGCCGGGTTTGACCTGCGTACCCACAAACCCAATGGCGAGCAGTTTGGGTTTTCGGTGGTTGACGGTCGACTGCAAGGTCACATCGACGGAGTGATTGTGGCCGGCCCTGAAGCCTTTGACTATCCGGCACTTTGGGAATGTAAATGCCTTAGCAATAAATCCTGGCGCGATCTGGAGAAAAAAGGATTGGCTGCGTCCAAACCCGTCTATGCAGCGCAAGTGGCCATTTACCAGGCCTACCTGCAACTGCATGAAAACCCAGCGCTGTTTACCGCGATTAACTCCGACAGCATGGAAATCTACGCGGAGTGGGTACCGTTTGATGCAGCACTCGCTCAGCGTATGTCAGACCGTGCGATACGTGTGATTGAAGCCACCGAATTCGGTGAGCTGCTACCTCGTGCCTTTGTTGACCCCACCCATTTTGAATGCAAGTTCTGCGCATGGCAGAACCGTTGCTGGAGGACTAATCAATGAATACCCTACCCTATTCCAAAACAGAAATTGAACCCATGGTTGATGCCAAACAGGCTGCTTGCGCACTGCGACTGCCACTGTATTGGTTTGGCGACCCGAAGATGCGCAGCAAACACCGCATCCCGCATTACTTACTGGGTGGCTTAGTACGCTTTCGTATGCATGAACTGAGTGTCTGGGCAGCCAGCAGCAATGTTGCTGCAAATGCCAGCACAGCACTGCAGCCAGAAGGAGGTGCCAGCCATGATGGACTTTAATGATGTGACGCCCGACTCCCCGACGCATTCAGTGAACCGCGAAGAAATTCGTGCCAGTTTACTGCTGCGTCTGGAATCCGTGCTGTCGACCATGTACCCGGCTGGCAAGATCAAGCGTGGCAAGTTTCTGGTTGGTGACATTCTGGGCAGTCCCGGCGATAGCCTGGAAATTGTGCTCGATTCTGACAAGGCAGGGCTTTGGACTGACCGTGCCACCGGTCAGGGTGGTGACATCTTTGACCTGATTGGCGGTCATTTGTCGCTCAATGTGCATACCGACTTTGCCAAGGTACTCAGCTTTGCCGCGCAACTGGTCGGCAAAGTGCCGCAAGAGGTGGCACGCAAACGCAAGGCTGAGCCTGTCATTGACGAACTGGGGCCGGCAACGGCCAAGTGGGACTACCTCGATTCTGCGGGTAAGCTGATTGCTATTGTGTACCGTTACGACCCAGTGGGCGGCAAAAAAGAGTTCCGCCCCTGGGATGTCAAGCGCAAGAAAATGGCACCCCCTGAGCCCAGACCGCTCTACAACCAGCCTGGCATGCTGCAATCGGATCGGGTGGTGTTAGTCGAAGGCGAAAAGTGTGCACAAGCCCTGATTGATGCCGGTATCTGCGCCACCACCGCCATGCATGGTGCCAATGCACCGGTGGACAAAACCGATTGGTCACCGCTGGCGGGCAAAACCGTGCTGATCTGGCCGGACAAGGACAAGCCGGGGTGGGAATATGCTGAAAACGCAGCCCAAGCCGTTTTAAAAGCCGGTGCCAGTAGTTGCGTCATCATTTACCCCCCTGAAGGACAACCTGAAGGCTGGGACTGCGCCGATGCTGTAGCGCAAGGAATGGACGTCAAAGGCATCATCGCCAGTAGCCCGGCTATGACGGTATACAGACCCGATGTCGGCACCGAAAAGCCTGGCAAACAGTCCACCAAAGCAATCGGCAATAGCGAAGAGACTTCGGTCTGGGGCAGTGACGATGCACTGGCTTTGGCCTTTACCCAGCATTACAAGGACGACTGGCGCTACGTTGCGGCGTGGGGCAAGTGGCTGATGTGGGACGGTCAGAAATGGCGCAGCGAAGACACACTGGCGGCCTCTGACCTGGTACGTCACGTATGCAGAGCCGCTTCTTTAAATGCCAGCAGCAGTAAAAAAGCCGAAAAACTAGCAGCGTCTAGCACTATCGGCGGCGTTGAACGACTGGCGAGATCGGATCGCCGACACGCCGGTACCTCTGATGAATGGGATGCAGATCCTTGGGTCATTAATACCATTGGCGGTGTAGTCGATTTGCGCACCGGACAGATGCGGGGCCACAAACGCAGCGACCGTATGACAAAGATTTGCACTGCCACCCTGCAGCCTGGCAGTCATTGTCCCCATTGGCTGACTTTTTTATCGGATGTCACCGGTGGCGACCAAGCACAAATTGCCTACTTGCAAAAAGTGTTTGGCTACTGCCTGACCGGCTCAACCCAAGAGCACGCCTTGTTCTTTTTGTATGGCACAGGTGCCAATGGCAAGTCAGTCTTTGTGAATACGATTTTTACCATCATGGGGGACTACGCTGCCAATGCGCCAATGGATACATTTATGGAGTCGCGCGGTGACCGCCACCCTACCGATCTGGCAGGGCTGCGTGGGGCACGTTTTGTAGGAGCCACTGAGACTGAGCAAGGGCGGCGCTGGAACGAGTCCAAGATCAAGGAGATCACCGGCGGCGACCCGATTTCTGCACGTTTCATGCGCCAGGATTTTTTTACCTTTGTGCCGCATTTCAAGCTACTGATTGCAGGTAACCACAAACCGGCGATTCGGAATATTGATGAGGCCATGCGGCGGCGTCTGCACTTGATTCCGTTCACCATCACGGTGCCACCAGAAAAACGTGACAAGCAGTTGCAAGCAAAGTTACTCACCGAACGTAATGCAATCTTCGAGTGGGGCGTGCAAGGCTGTCTGGCCTGGCAACGTGAAGGGCTGATTCCACCCGAAAGCGTGGTTGCTGCAACCAAGGAGTACTTCGAATCAGAGGATGCGCTGGGTCGCTGGCTGGAGGAGAAGTGCATCTTCACCAAAAGTGCACGTTCACTCACCAGTGAGCTGTTTTCTGATTGGAAACAGTGGGCCGATGCATCGGGTGAATTTGTAGGTACGCAGCGCAGATTTTCTGACTTACTGCTGACCCGAGGCTTGGAAAAGTGGCGTAACTCGGCTGGTATTCGTGGCTATCAAGGCATTGGATTAAAGAACCCCAATCAGCCCGGTTATGTGCCGTACATCGACAACTGACGCATTGACGCAATCCTTCCATAGCAAAGTGACATGCCCGAATAAATCATGTGCGAACGGTAGTTATTGCGTCAGCCACGTCAGTCGAAACCCAATTCCGACGTACCGGGCACAGTCAAGGATTAGTTTCTCACGCGAGGCGCTAGGCGCGGGTCATAAAAACCAACCTTTGAATGTGTCGAATGCGTCAGTCATAACTATTTAGACAAAACATCATGAATCACACCACCACACTCGCCCTGGATCTGGGCACGACCACTGGCTGGGCACTCCAAAGCAAAGATGCCCACATCACACACGGCTTTGTCAGCTTCAAATCCCAGCGCTTTGAAGGCGGTGGCATGCGCTTTCTGCGCTTCAAGCACTGGCTGGCAGAAATCAAAATAATGACTGGCGAGATCCACGCTGTGTATTTTGAGGAAGTACGCCGCCACGTTGGTGTCGATGCCGCCCACGTCTATGGCGGCTTGATGGCTACGCTCACCACTTGGTGCGAGCACCACCGCATCCCGTACCAGGGCGTGCCAGTGGGCACGATCAAAAAGCACGTTACCGGCAAAGGCAATGCTGGCAAGGCAGAGGTCATTGCTGCCATGCGTGCCCTGGGTCACCCCGTTACCGACGACAACGAAGCCGATGCCCTGGCCATCCTGCACTGGGCACTTGACCAAAACAACGAGATGGAGTCCTGACATGAAAATCCCCTCCCCCCACTATCAATCGCCGTTGGGACGCTTACAACCCACTGTCACCGACCTGGACAGCATCAAGCAACGCGGCTGGCGTGACCAAAACATTCTGGTGGTCAACGCTGAAGACAATCGGCTGGACTACGTGGAGCGCGAACTGGTGCGACGCATCGGCGAGCGTTTGTATGGCACACCAAGGAGGCATCATGGCTGAGCCCCATATCCTCTGGACACCGGAGACGATAGCCAACCGCTTTGTTGATGCTGCTTTGACGGCTCGGCGGCTGCCTTCTGCCAACGTGCAGGGCTACTTCAACGCATGGCCCACCATTGTGCGCTGCCAATGGGAGTTGCTGGCAACCGAAGACCGTCCTGTTTTGCGTATTCCACCCTCACCCAAGGACATTGATGACATGCTGGAAGTCATGCGCTGGGTGCAGTGGCTGGAGGTTGAGCAACGGCACCTGGTCTGGATGCGTGCCAATCGGTACGGCTGGCGTGACATCTGTACCCGGTTTGGCATGGGCAGAACCTCTGCGTGGCAACTGTGGCATAAGTGTCTCGAACTGCTGTCAGAAAGGCTCAATCAAGAGCAGCCAAGCTCTCGATTGCAGCAGCGCTGAATCGCAACAGTTCCAAGACCATGGGGCAAGTAGCGTAACGCTTGCCCCACTTGTCCCGCCTTTAGCCAGCTTGTCCTTTTGAGCATCAAAATAGCAGTGAACAAATTACAGAAATTACGGTACATTTATCGCTATGGTTGGCAAAAACCGTGAATTTATCGCTAACACTTCGCGCCGCGCCCCAGGTAAAAGGGGTCCTTCTTTCGCAAAATCCTATGCGGGGGGAAGCAGCGCAAGATTCGCCCACCGACAAACCGTAAAAACAGGTTTGCAGGGTTTGCAGGTTTGCACCAGCTAGCCTGGTTTGCAGCACGTTCGCCCTTGGCAAACTGGTGATTTCAGCGCAAACCCCAGTCATGAGCACACTGCAAACCACCCCGTTACTTTATTTAGGTTTGCACTAAGAAGTTTGCGCTAGACACAGGTTTGCGCAAACCTCTTACTCAAATTTAAACCGACCCACTCGCATTGCTAATGCCGGTGGGTTTTTTAATGCCCATTTCATGATCAGTCAACCACAGATCGAATACCGCTCGATTGAGACCCTGATACCTTACGCTCGCAACCCGCGCACCCATGATGCAGCACAGATCGCCAAGATTGCTGGCAGCATCGTCGAGTTTGGCTGGACGAACCCACTGCTGGTCGATGGTGACAATGGTCTCATTTCCGGGCATGGACGCCTGGCAGCAGCGCGCCAACTCGGCTTGAGTCAGGTGCCAGTGATTGAGTTGGCACACTTATCACCCACGCAGAAACGCGCCTACATCATCGCCGACAACCGAATCGCCTTGGAAGCCGGTTGGGACGAAGCCATGCTGGCGCTGGAACTGACTGACCTGTGCGAGAGCGGCTACGACTTGACGCTGACTGGTTTGGAAGATGCAGAAATCCAAAGCCTGCTGGCTGAAGATATTCATGGCGAGGGAGATGGCGAAAGTAACAGTGCCGAGCAGGAACAAGATGCTGCCGATTCACAGGATACCGAGCATAATTCAGACACCGCAGACCAGATCCCCGAAGCCCCGATTGCCGCAGTCTCGCAAACCGGTGACCTCTGGCTATTGGGCGCACACCGACTAATCTGTGGTGATGCCAGTGAAGCGGCAGTCATTACTACCCTGATGCAGTCTGATCGCGCAGCACTGTGCTTTACCTCACCGCCCTATGGCAACCAGCGTGATTACACCACCGGTGGCATTGCGGATTGGGATGGTTTGATGCGTGGCGTGTTTGCCCAACTGCCCATGGCTGAGGATGGCCAGGTTCTGGTCAATCTGGGTTTGATTCACCGCGATAACGAAGTGCAGCCCTATTGGGATCAGTGGCTGAGCTGGATGCGCAACCAAGGCTGGCGTCGCTTTGCCTGGTACGTCTGGGATCAAGGTCCCGGCATGCCGGGTGACTGGCAGGGGCGACTGGCACCGAGTTTTGAATTTATCTTTCACTTCAATCGCCAGAGCCGCAAACCTCATAAAACCGTACCGTGTAAACACGCAGGGCAAGAATCGCATTTGCGCGCCGATGGAACGTCGACCGCCCTGCGCGGCAAGGATGGACAGGTTCATCGTTGGACAGCAGCCGGACAGCCCACTCAGGACTACCGCATCCCCGATTCGGTGATTCGGGTCATGCGCCACAAAGGCAAAATCGGCAAAGACATCGACCACCCGGCAGTGTTTCCCGTCACGCTACCGCTGCAGATGATCGAAGCCTATACCGAAGAAGGTGAAGTGGTGTTCGAACCCTTTAGCGGCAGTGGCACCACCCTGATGGCTGCACAGCGCACGGGTCGCCTCGGTCGCGCAGTCGAGATTGCACCGCAGTACGTCGATGTGGCGCTACTACGCTTTGAGCAAAACTTCCCCGGTGTGCCGATGACCCTGGCCAGTACCGGTGAAACCTTCGCACAAGTCGCACAAAGGCGACGAGGCACTACGTTGACAGATAGCCCGCAGGAGCCCATCGATGCAACTGTCTAAACACTTTGAACTGTCCGAGTTTGTGGTTTCTGAAACCGCTGCCCGCAAAAACATTGACAATGATCCCACGCCCGAGGCGATTCAAAACCTGCACTGGCTGTGTCAAGCGGTACTGGAGCCATTGCGCACCGCATTGGGTCGGCCCGTAGTTATTACTTCGGGCTACCGATCAGCAGCACTGAACCGTGCTGTGGGTGGCAGCAAAACCAGCCACCACATGCAAGGACGGGCCGCTGACATCACCGTACCTGGCTTGACACCGCTAGCAGTGTGCCTGACCGCGCAGCACTTGCGCTTGCCGTGCGAGCAAATCATTCATGAATTTGGACGCTGGGCGCATCTGGCAGTCAGCCTGCCCGGTACCCCAGTGCAATCGCTGACCACGCAAGTGCTGACTGCCACCATGGTGGGAGAGAAGATCCAATACCGAGAAGGACTACACAATGTCTGAGGGATGGATCTCCTCCAAAATTGAGCAGTGGCCGATCAGTAAATTGCTACCCTACGCCAGAAATGCGCGCACCCATTCGCCAGAACAAGTAGCACAAATCGCCGCCAGTATCGTCGAGTTTGGTTTTACCAACCCGATTCTGGCTGGCAGTGATGGCCTGATTGTCGCAGGACATGGCAGGTGGTCGGCCGCGCAAAAACTGGGCTTACACACTGTGCCGGTGGTAGTGCTCGATCACTTGAGCCCGACCCAGCGTCGTGCGCTCATCATTGCCGACAACCGTATTGCGGAAAACGCTGGCTGGGACGAGACCATGCTGCGCATCGAGCTGCAATCGCTGCAAGAGGATGGCTTCAACCTTGACATAACTGGTTTTGATGCCGATGCTCTGGCAGACCTGTTTGAGGACGAAGAACAAAACCTGGGGCACACCGAAGATGATGCAGTACCTGCGGCACAAGAAAATGTAATCTCGCGCGCTGGCGACGTGTGGCTGCTCGGTGACCACCGGGTTTTGTGTAGCGACGCCACTGATGCCCAGAGTTATGCGATGCTGCTGCAAGGCAAGGACGTCGACATGACTGTCACAGACCCACCCTACAATGTCAATTACGCCAACAGCGCCAAGGACAAGATGCGCGGTAAAGACCGCGCCATTCTGAACGACAACCTGGGCGCAGGCTTTTACGACTTTTTGTTGGCAGCACTCATGCCTGTCATGACCCACTGCCGGGGAGCAATCTATATTGCCATGTCTTCGAGTGAGCTAGATGTGCTGCAAAAAGCCTTTCGGGATGCTGGTGGCAAGTGGTCAACCTTCATTATCTGGGCCAAGAACACTTTTACCATGGGGCGCTCGGACTACCAGCGCCAATACGAGCCGATTCTGTATGGCTGGCCCAGCGGTGCAACGCGCCATTGGTGCGGCGACCGGGATCAGAGTGACGTCTGGCAGATTAAAAAACCGCACAAGAACGATTTGCATCCCACCATGAAGCCGGTGGAATTGATCGAACGAGCCATTCGCAACTCCAGTAAACCCGGTGACGTGGTGCTCGATCCGTTTGGTGGTTCCGGTACCACCCTAATCGCCGCAGAAAAGTCCGGGCGCGTGGCCCGTTTGATGGAGCTGGAGCCCAAGTATGTGGATGTGATTGTGCGGCGCTGGCAAGAGTTCAGCGGCGGCCAAGCTGTTTCTGAAGATGGGCAGCGGATCTTTGACGATATGACACCCCAGCTAAAACCGATCGAACAAGTTTTAGTCTAGCACTCGAGGGAAGTCTGGTATCTTTGACATTCTGCTCGATCACCTTGACGGTGCGGCGAATACCGGCCACAATCTCCGCATGCAATGCGAAGATAAAAACTATATCTGGCAACACGAACATTGGCCGCACTGGGTTTATGACCGCCAGCGGCTGGCACCCTTGCTGGCACAAGTACACCGCGCGCAAGGACATCTGTTAGGACGGATGCATGATTTGGGGCTGGATTTGCGCGATCAGGCTACTTTGCGCGTCCTGACCGAAGATGTCCTCAAAACCAGTGAGATCGAAGGCGAACAACTCAATCCGGCTTCGGTACGCTCATCTATTGCGCGCCGATTGGGCGTAGACATTGGCGCCCTGGCAGCCACAGACCGACAAGTCGAAGGCGTTGTGGATATGGTTCTGGATGCAACCCAACGCTACGACGCTCCTTTAGATGCAGAGCGTTTGTACGGCTGGCATGCGGCGTTGTTTCCAACGGGTTACAGTGGTTTGAGCAAAATCCGAGTCGCACAATGGCGCGATGATGCACTAGGACCGATGCAAGTGGTCTCAGGCGCTATGCACCGCCAGAAAGTTCATTTTGAAGCACCGCCTGCGCATGTGCTGGATGCAGAAATGCAGAACTTCTTAAGTTGGTTCAACACTGACCAATACGACGATCCTGTCATCAAAGCAGGATTGGCACACTTGTGGCTGGTAACGCTGCACCCCTTTGATGATGGCAATGGGCGGATTGCACGGGCGGTGGGTGACATGGCGCTGGCACGTGCAGAGCAATCCACTCAGCGGTACTATAGCCTGTCGGCCCAGATTCAGCGCGAGCGCAACGATTACTATGAACGGCTGGAGGCCACGCAAAAAGGCAACATGGATGTCACCGGTTGGCTGGAATGGTTTCTGGGATGCCTGCTTCGAGCCGTTCAAGGGGCCGAAGAAACACTGGCATTGGTGCTGGCAAAAACGCGGTTTTGGCAACACTGGTCGGGCATGTCGATGAACGAGCGGCAGATCAAACTGCTCAACAAATTGCTCGATGGCTTTGACGGCAAACTGACCAGCAGCAAGTGGGCGGCGATAGCCAAATGCTCACAAGACACGGCTCTGCGAGATATTTCTGAACTGTTGGAGCGAGGCATGCTCAACAAATCCGCTGCGAGCGGTCGCAGTACCAGTTATGAATTAGCGCCATTGGGCAATCAGGTCTGAGGGTCACCATGTTCACGCTTCATTGCACCAAAAAACTACTCGACCGAATTCATCCGGAGCTTGTGGCGCCCTGCACCCCCACCACGAGATTGGGAAACTGGTATGCCACGGCATTGTTTTGGAAGCCTCAAATGGCGCTGTTGGTCAATGAGCGCACGCTGTTGCCTGTGGTGATGCCTCTGGCTCCTGCTGCCACATTGGCGAAGCGATTTCCTGCTGCCTTGAAAGACGTGCTGCAGGCTTTGGATCTGCCTGCTGATTTCATTCAAGCCGAGATTGATGGCATGGGTGAAGTGCTCTACGCCAAAACCGCGAACCGCAGTTTAATCGGCATCCTGAATGAGTTTTCATTTCTTGGCGAGGTATTCCGGGATCGAGTTGGTCTTATTGACCCCTTGTCGTTATCGCTGAAGTTGGCTGGCGTGCCATGTGGGCCACTCTTTAAAGGTGCAGGCACGCCAGATTCTGCTGTGCGAGAGTTAGTGGCTGGTGGTGGGATCCATTGAGTTAATTCGCCAGTTCCTCTTCCTGCATCCCGCAATACACCACAAAGCCGGTCAAGTAAGCCATGCCGCGTGGTATGCCGTACTCCTTGGCAGTGTTGCGACCAATCGTCCAAGTCATCCATTTCTGCGTGGCTTGCTCGATAGCATTGGGCAAGTCTGCACCCAAATAAAGTGCGTTGTTCACATCGTCGGCGAAGTGGCGACCATGGCGGCTGTCTAAAAACGCGCGCACTTGTTCCGGCTCGCAGCCGGTAGCAGCAGCAATCGCGTTCATTGCCATGGGCCAGGCAAGGGTCGCATGCGTTTGCATGGTACCCCAAAAACCCCAATCCTGGTTACAACTGGCAAGAGTGGCTGTTGTATGGGTCATTTTAATCTTCCTGTGGTTGGTTGCGATGTCTGTATTAACGCGCTGCTCGCTGCAGAAGCCAAGCTTATTCTTGGCTTTGTTTGCATCATTCGACGAAGTAGAGTTGCGCCTCTGGTAATGATTCGGTGTAGCCTGCTCGGTGCAACACCAGCACTTGTCCATCCCGAAATCCTTGGACGATGCCGCCGCGGCGTACTGGGATGGTGCGACTGCTGTGATGGCCTGTGCTGATACGGCGGTCAAGGTAGTAGGCCACGCGGTCACCGCGTTGCAGTGTGCGCTGGTGTGATGGATTCTGATGGTGTTTCATGGTACTTGGATGGTGGTGGTTGCGACACCTCTAGTAACGCGCTATTCAATCGAGAAGCCAAGCAAATTTGACTGACTTCTGCATCATTTTTTAGACCGTTGCACGATAGATACGCTCGCCACCTTGCTGCTTGTCGGAGCAGATGGTCATGCCCAGCTTCTTCTTTAGGGCGGCTGCAAAGGTTCCGCGCACAGTATGTGGTTGCCAGCCAGTTGCTTCGCAAATCTGCGTAATCGTCGCCCCTTCGGCGCGTTGCAGCATATTGATGATGGTGGCCTGCTTACTGTGCTCGCGGCTACGAACCACCCTGGTAGCGGGCAAGGCGCTGGGCAATGACTCTGCTACGCTGGTATCCGTTTGGCTGTCCACCATATCTTGCGCCAAGGTGGCCTGTGTTGGCGCGTTGGGGGCCTCTAACTCCGGATTAGGGGATATGCTGGTTGCACCAGGTCTGGCACAGCCCAGGGCGTCGTAGCCCTCGGCAGCAACCAACCAATTCTCGCTATTGGGGGTAACCAAGGCACGGTTAAACAGACCTTGCAATACCTTCTGGCGTGCGCCGCCTTTGATGTTGTCGGGAAACCAGTCAATCCGTCCGTGGGTGTTATGGATGGCATAGGCCAGCACGGCGTGCTGGGTTGGGTTAAGGCTAATGGTGCTCATGTGATGCTCCTATTTAAAAAAGTGGTTTCAAGTGGTTTTAAATGTTGGCAATTTCTGACTCGGTTGGCTTTGGCATGCGCGCACCCAACTCAGCTCCGGCCATAAAGGCTGCTTGCAGGGCTTCTCGCAGATTCCAGACTGCGACATCGTGGAAATCCAGCCGATCCGCGTGGCGTGTTTCCAAGGTCTCAATGGAGAGATGCTTTTGGGCGATCAGGGTAAAAATCTGTTCAATGCTGGTGTTCATTTCAATCTCAGGTTTGTTTGTTGCGATGCCTCTAGTAACGCGCTGTTTGCTTCAGAAGCCAAGTCAATTTAGCCTCTGACTCAAATAAATCTTTAACCCAGACGTGCGACGTAGCGGGCGTAATCACCACCTTCAGGATTGATGTACAGCGTGGGTCGACCCGGCGCGCAAACCTCAACGCACAAGGTGCCTTCAAGCAAAGTACCCCCGCGTCCTGCGAGCCAGGGGCGTGAGCGCAGCAGGCTGGATGCAAACCCATCAAACTCTGCCGGGGTCATCTCGCGGGTTTCAGTAATCAGCACCTTGCTCGGTGTGCCTCCGCCCAATTTGCTCAAGTTACAAGGCTTGCGTGAGAAGGGTAAGCTCACACCCAGCTCGGTCACTTGCAAAGTGCTGTCGTTGAGTTCAATGGTGCGGGGGGTGCGTTCAATCGTGATGGTCATGCTAGTCATTGCGTTTTTCCTTTCGTTAGTCGTCAATCGCGACACCTCTAGTAACGCGCTGTTTGCTTCACAAGCCAAGCTGATTGCGGAATTGATTTGAATCTTTGCCTCGGTATTGGCTATAAAGCCACGGTTTGACGTTGATACAAAAACCTCCTTGCCATGAAAACCTACACCAGCCATGGGACTCTCGATTCGCGCCTACGCCCGTCACCGCGGGGTGACCGACACCGCAGTCCATAAAGCCATCCGCAGCGGTCGCATCCAGACCCTGGCCGATGGCACCATAGACACCGATGCCGCCGATGCCCAATGGGTTCGCAACACCAGTGCCCCTAAAACCGGAACGCAGCAAGACGCTGTCAGGGTGAAGGTTCGAGAACCTGATATCGCTACTGACAAAGCGGGTACCTCATCCAACACCGGTTTGGCTGGCGGGGGCACCTCACTGCTACAAGCCCGCACGGTCAACGAAGTGGTCAAGGCGCAAACCAACAAGGTGCGATTGGCTCGGCTCAAGGGCGAACTGATCAATCGGCCGCAAGCCATAGCCCATGTATTCAAACTGGCACGCAGTGAACGTGATGCCTGGCTGAACTGGCCAGCCCGGGTTTCAGCCCAAATGGCTGCCAAGTTGGAATTGGATGCCCATACCATGCACGTGGCACTGGAAAACGCGGTACGCGAGCACTTGCAGGAATTAGGAAACTTAACGGTGAGCGTGGACGCATGAATTCCGAAAACGATACCCATGACTACGAAGGCGCAAGCGAAATAGAGCGCGCTTGGCGCGATGGCCTGACCCCGGACCCGATGCTGTCGGTTTCCGAGTGGTCGGATCAGCACCGCATGCTGTCCAGCAAAGCCTCAGCGGAACCCGGGCGCTGGCGTACCAGTCGCACGCCGTACCTGAAAGAGATTATGGACTGTCTCTCACCCAACTCGCCGGTGGAACGGGTGGTGTTCATGAAGGCGGCGCAGCTCGGGGCACCGCTAGCTCTGTCAACGCCTGTGCCAACGCCCACTGGTTGGACGACCATGGGTGAAATTACGGAAGGCTCCTACGTATTTGGCTCCGATGGATGGCCCACCCGAGTAATTGGCATCTCCGAAATTTGGAACGACCGTCCATGCTACGAGATCGAGTTTGAAGATGGCGAAACGGTAGTTTGCGATAGCGACCATCGTTGGCCAGTTTGGGAATATAGCTACGCCGGAATGAAGTCTGGAATTAAGACCACCGGAGACATGGTTGGACGTGAAAGATTTACAAACGGTAAGCGCTGGCGCTATTCAGTGGATGTTTGCGATCCAGTTGAATTGCCAGATCGTCCACTGGCTATTCACCCCTACCTTTTAGGCTTGTGGCTGGGCGATGGGTCAGCATGGATGAACCATATCAGCGTTCACGAAGACGACACTGACATCGTCAGACACCTTGCTGATTGCGGTGTAGATGCGCTGTTTCGACTGCCGAAATGGCGCAAGGGTAAGTGCGCAAATGTTGTCATCGACCCAACGTTTAGGGTTGTCGACGAAGAAGGTGTGGCACACGCTGATTGCGGTTCGTCGCGTTTTTCTGTACTTTTGAGAAAACTGGATCTCCTGTGCAACAAGCATGTTCCCTATGCGTACTTGCGCGCTGGGCGTAACCAACGACTGGAGCTGGTTCGCGGCTTGATGGACAGTGATGGATCCATCACGCCGGATGGAAAACGATGCGAGTTTGGAAATACAGATCGAAAGCTGATTGACTCCATGGTTGAGCTGCTGCGTAGCCTGGGCTACAAACCCGTGGTTTACCGCAGTCCGGCCAAGGAAAAGCTTATCCAGGACAGGCCATCTTTGAGTCAAAGTGCTTGGAGGGTGTCGTGGACAGCCTACCGTGAAGAAGCCATGTTTCGTCTGGAGAGAAAAGTCCAGCGTATGCGCTCTATTGAAAATGGCCGTCTTTGGAAAAGTCGCAGACGCGCAATCGTCGCCATTCGACCCGTCGAGTCGGTGCCGGTTCGCTGCATCGCTGTGGATTCTCCATCACACCTGTTTTTATGCGGCAAGGGCTGGATTCCAACCCACAACACCGAGATGGGCAGCAACTGGGTTGGCTACGTGATTCACCATGCACCTGGCCCCATGATGGCGGTTTGGCCGACGGTAGACATGGCCAAGCGCAACTCTAAGCAACGGATCGACCCTTTGATTGAAGAATCGACAGCGCTGCGTGAACTGATCTCCCCTGCCCGATCGCGTGATTCTGGCAATACCATTCTTTCCAAAGAGTTCAGGGGTGGCGTGCTGGTCATGACCGGTGCCAATAGCGCTGTCGGTTTACGCTCCATGCCGGTGCGCTATTTATTTCTGGACGAGGTGGACGGTTATCCGCTGGATGTGGAAGGCGAAGGCGATGCGATTTCGCTGGCCGAAGCCCGCACCCGTACCTTTAACCGGCGCAAGATATTTATCGTGTCGACCCCGACCATCTCGGGGGTGTCGGCGATTGAGCGCGAGTACGAAGCCAGCGACCAACGTCGCTACTTTGTGCCCTGCCCGCACTGCGACCACCGTCAATGGCTACGCTTTGAACAATTACGCTGGGAAAAATCCAAACCAGAGACTGCAGCCTATGTCTGCGAGTCCTGCGAACAACCGATTGCCGAGCACCACAAGACCCGAATGCTCGAACTCGGCCAATGGCGCAGCATGGTCGATCAAGCGTCTGCTACCAACAGCAAAGGACGCAAAAAGACCGCTGGGTTTCACTTGTCCTCTTTGTACAGCCCGGTCGGATGGCGTAGCTGGCGCGATGTGGCCGCAGCCTGGGAGAGCGCGGTCAGCAAGGAAGCGGGTTCCGCTGCTGCCATCAAAACCTTCAAAAACACCGAACTGGGCGAAACCTGGCTGGAAGAAGGCGAAGCACCGGACTGGCAACGGCTGCTGGAGCGGCGCGAGGACTTCAGAATCGGTACGGTGCCCTTGGGCGGCTTGCTGCTGGTGGCAGGTGCTGACGTGCAGAAAGACCGGATTGAAGTCTCCATCTGGGCTTTTGGTCGCGGCAAAGAGAGTTGGTTGGTCGAACACCGGGTTCTGATGGGCGACAGTGCGCGCGAGGCGGTGTGGCAGCGTTTGGCAGAACTGCTGGCTGAGCGCTGGAGCCATGCCAGTGGTGCTGTGATGCCACTGGCACGTATGGCACTCGATACCGGTTTTGCAACGCAAGAGGCGTATGCCTTTGCCCGGCGCTGCCATGACCCGCGCCTGATGCCAGTCAAAGGCGTGCGCAGTGGTGCCATGGGCGCAGCGGCGCTGATTGGCACGCCCACGGCAGTCGATGTCACCCAAGGCGGCAAGAAACTGCGCCGTGGCATCAAGCTTTACGCAGTAGCTGTCGGTATGGCAAAAATGGAGTTCTACAACAACCTGCGCAAAGCGGCGGACGTGGGGTCTGATGGCTCGACCCCAATCTACCCGGCAGGTTATGTGCATCTACCGAAAGTCGATGCCGAGTATGTGCAGCAATTGTGCGCCGAGAGCCTGATCACGCGGCACGACCGCAATGGCTTTGCCCACCGCGAATGGCAAAAAATGCGCGAGAGGAACGAGGGTTTGGACTGCTTTGATTCACAAACTGAAGTGTTGACCTACACCGGTTGGAAAAAGTTCGCGGATTTAAGCCATGGTGAGATCTTGGCCACAGTCAATTTAAACACCGATTCGATTGAGTACCAATCACCTCTGGCCCTAATCTCGCGGCACTACAAGGGTCCGATGTTGACTGTATGCGGTACACGACTGAATTTTTCCGTGACACCCAATCACCGCATGGTGACCTACAAAAAGGTATTTGATAGAAGCGTCGGCAAATGGCGGTTTGATGTTCCGCCAGAAATCACCTTAGCGAAAGACCTGACGATTCATCACAGCATAAAAATCTTGGCGAATTGGCAAGGTAATAAAATAATAGCGGTAACGATTCCTGCCAGTGTGAAGCAAAGAAGCACGAACGTTATTCATCCTCAGTGCAGGGTGTGCGCCAAGACGTTTGCTGAATTTCTTGGCTGGTATGTGGCCGAGGGCTCTAGTCGAATTACGGTTGCAGGGAACAGTGTTTTGCGTGCAGTGTTGATTGCACAAAAGAAACCTGAAGGAAGAGCTCGTATCACCGAGTTGCTTGAGCGACTTCCCTGGCTTTGGCATTGGACTGACACCTATGCAACGATCAGCTGCAAACAACTCTATGACTACATCCAACGCGAATGCCCTGGTCTTTGTCATGAAAAAAGGGTTCCACAATGGATCAAGAATGCGGACAAGGATGTGATTGCTGCGTTCCTCAACGGCGCGGTTGCTGGTGATGGCTGGATTCAAAACGGATACCGCAGTTATGCAACGACCAGCAAACTCTTGGCCGATGATATTGCAGAGTTATTTTTTAAACTCGGTGGTAGCCCCAGCGTAACGATGCGATTGACCAATGGCTGGTCAATTCGAGGGGACAGCGGCAATGTCACCTTGCCTCAATATCACGTCCGTGAAAACAATGGCCGAAAGAGCGCGGCACTTGACGGTAAGAACAGAAAGTTCATGGTCAAGGAGCGGGATTATTGTGGAATGGTCTATTGCGCAACCGTTCCTAATGGCACCTTGGTGGTGCGCCGAGCAGGAAAGATGATGATTGCTGGCAATTGCTACGTCTACGCCCGGGCAGCTGCCAGCAATGTCGGACTGGACCGTTTCGAAGAACGCCACTGGCGCGAACTCGAACAGCAGTTGGGTATTGCGCCCCCGATGGCAGCGAGTGCACCCAGTACCACCAATGTCTCGCTGGAGATCCATGCAAACAGCGAAACAAAGAGCAACAACACGTTAGCAACCACCCCAAGTCGACGGGTGATTCGCAGTAGTTGGCTCAAACGTCAGTAGCACGAGTTTTTTATTCAGGCACTGCGGTGCCTTTTTTACTTCCTTACTTTTTAACCCTTGACCCTTAGGAGTTGCCCCATGAGTTTACATGCACGCCTCGAATCGCTGGTACTGCGCCTCGCTTCGGAATTTAAAACCATCCACAGCCAGATCGGCGCCTTGAGCGAATTAGGCACCGATGAGAAACAGAGCATAGTTGCCGCCATCAATGCTTTGCAGCAGCGCATCCAGACTCTGGGTGAGATGGCGTTCATTGATGACACCGATCTCGAAGCCAGCAGTACTGCGCTGTCTGCCAGCAAAGTCAGTGACTTGCTGCGCAGCCTTAAAACCGAACTGCTCAACGGTACCGAAAACGCACTGGAAACCTTCCAAGCGCTGCAAGATGCACTGCTGAACGACCAGACCGGCATGCAAGCACTGCTGTTGAGCTTAAACCAGCGCGTGCGGTTTGATGCTCAGCAAAACTTGACCCCGGCGCAGCAACAACAGGCCCGACAGAACATTGGTGCCGTGTCGTTGGCGCAGATCGGTGACTTGGACGCCGACTTTGTGGCCATCTTTGAGCAAACCCTGGAGAGTGCGGTATGACGCTGGTGCAAAACGTCAGTGCGCTGGCCTGCTGTGTGGCGCAGGAGCTTAAAACCCGGATCGATGCCAACCACGGCGGACTGGCCAAAGCCTGGGTCAGCTTTGCTTATCGGGGAAAGGATAACGGTAAAGCAAAGGATAAATCCAAGACCCAGCCTACCCCTGCACTGGAATTACTCGGAACCTTCAACGTGCGCAAGGTCAAACGCCTGGGCGTGGGTCGCTACCAGATCTACTTTGATACACAAATGCCCGATACGCACTACGGCTGGCATGCACAGGGTCAGCATGCGGGGCTGATTCCTTGGGTAGCAGCCACCAGTACCCGCATTACGGGTACGCAAATGCAGCACTACCTGGAGCTGCGCTGCACTTCGCTGCTTGGCTTGGCTGTTGATCCGCTGGAATTGCACCTGACGGTGTGGCGCTGAGCCCCCCATTTGCCATAAGGCTTGCCCCATCACCGTTGACCCATTACCTTGCAAAGAAAGAGAGCTTATGTCCTACACCGATGCCCAACTGCAGGCCTTGCAGGCTGCCCTGGCCCAAGGCGAACGGCGCGTGTCGTTTGGCGATAAAACCGTGGAATACCGTTCCGTCGAAGAACTGCGCCAAGCGATTCGTGAAGTGCGGCGTGGTTTGTCGGAGCAAGCCAGTGCCACCGGCATCTGGCCGGGTGCACCCCGCCAGATTCGACTCTTCACCCACAAGGGCTTCTGATGGCTTGGTACCAAACTATCCGCAGCCTGTTTGGTCAGACCCCGGTGCATGAAGCTGCTGGTCGCGGCGCGCGTGCCCAGGCCTGGATGCCGGGCAACCCCGGGGCAGTCTCTGCCATGCTGGCCTCGCACTCGGACTTGCGCAGCAAAAGCCGCGATCTGGTGCGTCGCAACGCCTGGGCACAATCAGGGATCGAAGCCTTTGTGGCCAATGCGGTCGGCACTGGCATCAAACCGCAAAGTCTGGCCAGCGATGACACTTTTAAAGCAGCCGTGCAAACCCTGTGGCGCGATTGGGTCGAGGAAGCCGACGCTGCCGGTCAGACGGACTTCTATGGTTTACAGGCATTGGCGTGTCGCGCCATGCTCGAAGGCGGCGAATGCCTGATTCGCCTGCGTCCGCGCCGCATCGAAGATGGCTTGTCGGTACCGCTGCAACTGCAACTCATTGAGCCGGAGCACTTACCACTGCACCTGAACCGCGATCTGGATTCGGGCAATGTGATCCGTTCTGGCATTGAATTCGATACCATGGGGCGGCGTGTCGCCTACCACCTGTACCGCTCCCACCCCGAAGACGGAGCCCTGGCACCGATGTCGGGTCAAGGGGGACTGCAAACGGTGCGCATCCCTGCCGCTGACATCATTCACCTGTACCGGGTATTGCGCCCGGGGCAGATTCGGGGCGAGCCTTGGTTGGCGCGGGCACTGGTCAAGCTCAACGAGTTGGATCAGTACGACGACGCGGAGCTGGTACGCAAAAAAACTGCTGCCATGTTTGCCGGGTTTGTGACACGACAGGGTCTGGAAGACAACCTGCTCGGCGAAGGTCTGCCCAACAGCAACGGCGTGGCATTGGCAGGACTGGAACCGGGCACTATGCAGATTTTAGAGCCGGGTGAAGATATCAAGTTCTCCGATCCGGCCGATGTCGGTGGTTCCTATGGCGAGTTCTTGCGCGCCCAGTTTCGGGCGGTGGCTGCGGCAATTGGCATCACCTATGAGCAGCTGACCGGAGATTTGACCGGGGTGAACTATTCGAGCATCCGGGCTGGCATGCTGGAGTTTCGTCGGCGCTGCGAGATGGTGCAGCATGGCGTGCTGGTGCACCAGCTGTGTCGCCCAGTCTGGGCGGCATGGATGAAACAAGCTGTGCTCAGTGGTGCGCTGGTCGCTCCCGGCTTTGCCCGCGGTGGCGTGGCGCGTCGGCGCCAGTACCTAGCGGCCAAATGGATTCCGCAAGGCTGGCAGTGGGTCGACCCAGAAAAAGAGTTCAAAGCGATGCTACTGGCAATTCGCGCCGGGCTGATGAGTCGGTCTGAAGCGATTTCTGCCAATGGCTACGACGCCGAAGACGTGGACCGCGAAATCGCTGCCGACAACCTGCGTGCCGACGGACTCGGGCTGATCTTTGATTCAGACCCGCGCTACACCTCCAAAGACGGAGGCAGTGCCGAGCCCAATCGCAATGCAATGCCACATTCCAGTGCAAAAGAGACACCCCATACCGACAAGGCGCAACCATGAACCTGTTACCCCATCTGGCGGCGCGTGTACTGGGTGCGCCGCTGCTGATTCATCGAGCCAAGCTGGATTTGATTCTGTCGGTGCTGGGCACACGCGTAGGGCTGGCGGATGTCTCGGCACCGAGCGACTTTACTGCGCCTGAGCGTAACCTGACTGCAAGCGATAGCAGCGTGGCGCACGCGGGCATTGCCGTGATTCCGATTTATGGCACTCTGGTGCGGCGTACCCAAGGGCTCGATGCGCAATCTGGACTGACCAGTTACGCTGGCATTGCCAATATGCTGGAACGTGCGCTGGCCGACCCGAATGTGGCAGCGATTGTGCTGGACATTGACTCGCCCGGTGGTGAATCCTCGGGCGTGTTCGATCTGGCCGACCGGATTCGTGCCGCTAGTGCCATTAAGCCGATCTGGGCGGTGGCCAATGACATGGCGTTCTCAGCGGCTTATGCCCTGGCCAGTGCTGCCAGCCGGGTACTGGTGTCTCGTACCGGCGGTGTCGGCTCCATTGGGGTGATTGCGATGCACGTTGACCAGTCGGTCAAAGACCAACAGGACGGCATCGCCTACACCGCCGTCTTTGCCGGAGAGCGCAAAAACGACCTGAACCCGCATGCCCCGATGAGCGACTCAGCGCAGCAGTCTTTGCAAATCGAGGTCAACCGAATTTACGAATTGTTTACCACCACGGTGGCTAAACACCGGGGTGTCGGCGTGAACACCATCAAAAACACCCAAGCTGCCCTGTACTTCGGCACCGATGCCGTTGCTTCTGGTCTGGCAGATGACGTGGGCACGCTGGAAGATGCAATCCAGCAGATCCAGTCCCTGTTGAGACCAGCAGTTCCTTCGCTGTTGCGACCACTTGCCCGTCCAACCCTCCCTGAAACCCCACTTAACAAGGAAATCTCCATGACACCATCCGACCCATCGACTACGGTACTTGCCCAAGATGCTGGCGCTACCGCTGCACCGTTTGCCTTATCAGACGCCATTGAAATCGCACAAAGCTGCACGTTAGCAGACCGCACTGACCTGATTGCTGGTTTTTTAGAGACCCAAGCGACACCCAGCCAGGTACGCAGCCAGTTACTGGCTGCCAAAGCGCAGCAGTCCGCAGAAATTGTGAGCCGGATTGACCCGCAGCGCGGCGCATCCGCACACAGTAATGCATCAGCCAGCGACAACCCCCTGATTGCGGCGGTCAAAGCCCGCATCGGTGCGCAATAACGGCACTCATCCAGGAGAAACCCCATGCCCGAAATCAAACAAACCCTCAATCTTGGCGATTTACTCAAATTCGAAGAGCAAGGCTTCTATTCACGCCAACGCGTCACTTTGCTGGCCGGCCAAACCCTGGTACTGGGCACAGTATTGGGTCAGGTCAGTGCCAGCGGCAAGGTCAAAGCGCTGGATCCGAGTGCCACCGATGGCAGTGAAGTCGCTTGTGGCGTGTTGCTGCAAGACTGCGATGCCTATTTGAGCGATCGCGACGATGCCCTGATGCTGGCACGCCACGGCACAGTAGCCCAGCACGCACTGACCTGGCCAGCCACCATCACCCAAACGGAGCGCGAAGCCGCCCAGCAACAACTGCAGACGCGCGGCATTCTGGTGCACCGCAGCGCTTAAGTCCGCTATTTGAACCACAACAGCACAGGAAAACCACCATGGCCATACACAACCCGTTTCACAATCCCGCATTCTCGATGGCATCGCTGACCGCTGCCATCAATCTGATTCCGAACCGCTACGACCGACTTGAGCAACTCGGGCTGTTTCCGGCCAAACCGGTGCGCACCCGTACTATCGTGCTCGAAGAAAAAGCCGGTGTACTGAACTTACTGCCGAGCTTACCGGTGGGCTCACCCGGCACCGTCGGCATGCGTGGCAAGCGCACGCTGCGCAGCTTTGTGATACCGCACATTCCGCATGACGATGTGGTGCTGCCCGAAGAAGTATTGGGGCTGCGTGCCTTTGGCTCAGAAAATGAATTTGCCTCGATTGCTTCGGTACTGGCGGAACATCTGGAGACCATGCGCAGCAAACACGCCGCCACCCTGGAATACCTGCGCATGGGTGCCTTAAAAGGCGTGATACTGGATGCCGACGGGCGCGAACTCTACAACCTGTATGACGAGTTCAAAATCACGCCTAAAACCATCCACTTTGCGCTGGGCAACAGCAAAACCGAGGTGCTGGACAAATGCCTGGAGCTCAAACGTTATCTCAGCAGCAGTCTGCAGGGTGAGCGCATGAACAGTGTGCATTGTCTGGTATCACCCGAATTCTTTAGCAAACTGGTGAGCCATGCCAGTGTCAAAGAGGCCTACAAGCTCTGGAACGATGGTCAGGCCTTGCGCTCAGACATGCGTGCAGGCTTTGTGTTTGCCGGAATCACGTTCGAGGAGTACGTGGGTGAAGCCAGTGTACCCAATGGCTCCGGCGGCTGGAAAACCCAGCGCTTTATTGAACCAGAGCAGGCCCACGCCTTTCCGCTGGGCACCATCGACACCTTTGCCACCTACTTTGCCCCGGCTGACTTCAATGAAACCGTCAACACCCTGGGGCAACCGCTGTACGCCAAGCAGGCACCGCGCCCGTTTGAGCGAGGTACCGACTTGCACACCCAAAGCAACCCGCTGCCACTGTGCCAACGCCCGGCGCTGCTGGTGCAACTGACCGCGACGTGATCGGATTCAATCCATGACGACACTGATTGACAAAATCTATCTGGCTGCTGCTAACGTCGGGTTTCTCAAAGCCTGCGTCTGGCAACCCAACGACGGCACTGCGGCGCAAACCCATCCGGTCGGTTTCACGGCTCCCGATAAGGAAGTGCTGTCTGGCTTGGGTGTTAGTACCGACTATGAAATTCGCTACCCCCAGTCCTGCTTTGTCGGACTGAGCAGCCGTGAAGTGGTGACGATTGAAGGGGTGACGTATCAAGTGCGTGAAGTCATGGCTGTGGGCGACGGGTCCGAAATGTGCGCCAAACTGATGCGGGTGTGACGACGATGGCGACGCACTCCATTCGAGAACAAATCCTGCAAACCCTCGTCGCGGTACTGACACCGGTGGCAAGAAGTCAGGCAGCTACGGTGTGGCGCTCACCCAGTGTTGCCATCCATCGCGATCAGTGTCCGGCGCTGGTGGTATTTCCGGAGAGCGAATCACTGGCAGACCGCGCCAACGACCGGGTCACCCGTGAATTGACGGTACGCATCACGGCCTTGGCGCGTGCCGTACCGCCAGTCATTCCAGAGACCGTGGCCGATGCTTTGCTCTGCGCCGCACATGCCGCTTTGATGCGTGATGCGAATCTGGGTGGTCTGGCAATCGCGGTGCGCGAGGTCGAGTCCGAGTGGGAAGTGGAGGACGCCGATGCGATTGCCTGCAGCGCTTCTGCGCGCTACCAGATCACCTACCGCACTCTGATTGCCGACATCTCCGTCCAGGCCTGAATCAATCTCGTTTTTTACTTTCTGTCCTTCCACCCCAATTTTTAAGGATCGCAAACCATGAGTACCTATGCATCATTCCAAGGCCGTGTCTATCTGGGTAAACGCGACAGCGAGGGCAAACCCATTGAGGTGCGCTCACCCGGCAATGTAGCAGAGTTGAAACTGTCGCTCAAAACCGATGTGCTGGAGCACTACGAGAGTCAAAGTGGCCAGCGCACACTCGATCATCGCATGGTCAAACAAAAGTCTGCCAGTGTCACCCTGACCATCGAAGAGTTCACCAAAGAAAACCTGGCCTTGGCGCTATACGGGAACTATGTGTTGGCCAGTCCAGGCAGTGTCAGCAACGAAGAGGTGGCCGGATCAATGCCGACACTGGCTGAACGCTACTTTCTGGCGCATCCTAAAATCGGCAGTTTGGTGCTGCAAGACAGCAGTGCTACCCCCGCCACGCTGATCGAGGGTCTGGACTACACGGTCGACAAAGACTTTGGAGCGCTGCAGTTGCTACGGCTGCATGACGGTGGCAGCCCACCGGCTCCCTACACCGCGCCACTGCGCGCGAGCTACACCTTTGGTGCCAGCACCGAGATTGGTATCTTTACCCAAGCCTTGCCGGAACGCTATTTGCGGCTGGAAGGACTCAATACCGCGCAGGCCAATGCCAAGGTGCTGGTTGAGTTGTACCGGGTGGCGTTTGACCCGTTGAAAGAAATCTCCTTCATCTCCAACGACTACAACAAGTTTGAAATGGAAGGCTCACTGTTGGCCGATGCCAGCAAACCAATGGACGCCGTGCTGGGACAGTTTGGACGCATCCAATTGCTCGGCTGAGATTGAATCTTTACACAAATACCAGGTAACCATCATGACCGAACTCGAACAACTTACCGCCACCCCGCAAGCATTACAGATTGCCGGAGAAACGCTACAAATCAGCCCACTCAAGGTCGGGCAACTGCCGACGTTTTTACGCGCTTTGCAACCCTTGCTTACTCACTTCGGTGGCGCAGAGATTGACTGGCTGGGGTTGCTGGCAGAGCGCGGCGACGATTTGCTGTGTGCATTGGCGGTGGCCTGTAAAAAACCGATCGAGTGGGTGCAAGACTTAAGCGCCGATGAAGCCTTGCTGCTGGCGGCCAAGGTGGTGGAGGTCAATGCTGATTTTTTTACGCGCACGGTGCTGCCACAGTTGCACGGTCTGATGCAGCGTCTACCAGCGCAGGCCGCCCAGAGCACTGGTTTAACCTCGTCCAAGGCTTGATCGGTCACGGACACCGGCTGCCCGATATTCTGGACTATACCCTGGCACAGCTGCAAGGCTTTAGCGCTGCCGCTGCGCACTGTCAGGCACTGCGGGATGCGCAATTGCTATCGCTGATTGCCATCGGTAGCCGCGCTGATGCCCCACACCTAGACAAAACCCTGCAACGCCTGCAAAACCTGTAATACCTGCAATCGTTACCCTTCCCATGAAAATCTCCCTGCGTATAGACAGTACCCGCGCACAGGCGCAATTGCGCCGTTGGGGTGGCGAGTTTCGGGACAAGGTCAAGGCGGCTGTGGCCAAGGCCATGGACAAGGAGGCGCAGGCAATCAAGCAGGAAATGCGCAGCCAGGTCGCATCCCAACTCACAGTGGTAAAGAAGTCTTTCCTCAAAGGCTTTGATGCGCGGCTGCTGAATAAAGATAGCACGCGTTTGCCCGCGCTGTATGTGGGCTCAAAGATTCCTTGGGTCGGGATGCACGAAAAAGGCGGGACTATTTCAGCGAAGATGCTGATTCCCTTGCATGGCCGTGTTGGTCGCAAGCGTTTCAAGGCACAGATTGCCGATTTGATGCGCAGTGGCAATGCCTACTTTATCAAAAACGCCAAGGGTAACGTGGTGCTGATGGCCGAGAACATCAAAGAACAAGCGCGCACCTTGTCAGGGTTTAAGCGCCGCTACCGCAAAGCCGAAGGTATCCAGCGTATCAAACGCGGTGCGGACATTCCGATTGCGGTACTGGTGCCCCGGGTGTTGCTCAAGAAACGACTGGATATTGAGCGGCTGGTGCTGCGGCGTGTTCCACGGCTGGCGGCGCAGATTGAGAGTGAGCTCAAGGTCTTGGGCTGATGCTTATTTATGTGATTTGGATCGGCGTGCTACCGATTTATCTGTGGCACTGGGCGTTGGTGGTAAGCGCAGTTTAGCGGCCTCGTACACCGCACTTTTATCGCGTTTACCGACAGCGACCGTCAGCAATACCAGCTTATCGTCCTGCACTTGGTACACCAAACGAAACCCGCTGGTACGCAGTTTAATCTTGTAGCAGTCTGGCATGGAAGTGAGTGCCGCAGAGGGAACTCTAGGGGCGTCGAGTCTACGCAGCAACACTTTGGCAAATTGAGATCTGACGCTGCCATCCAGTTTGTCCCACTCCGCCTTGGCCTGGGGTAAAAACTGTAAACGGTAACTAGATGTGGCCATAACTCATGCAGCAGCAGAGCCAGCCTTGGCCGATGAGCGTGGCTTCGATGTCTTGGCTTTGCCACCACGAGCCAGGGTTTCCAACTCGGCCCTGCTGACGTCAATGACGTTGTCAGGATCGGCTTGCCACGCGGCAATACGCTGCTGCACCACAGGTATCAACTGCAAATCATCCAGCACATCCATCAATGCTTCATAGGTGCTTGCGGGTACGAGGTAAGCAGAGGGTTTGTTGTGATGCAACACAACGATGGTTTCAGAGCCAGCATCACGAATCACCGCCGAAGGATTCTTCTTCAGCTCAGTAATACCAATTGAGGTTTCTGCCAATAAAGCATCCATGGGTGTGCTCCAGTTTGTAGGTACGTCACTATATTACCAATAAATGACCATTTAAGTAGTCATTTTATTCAACAGAATCCAAATACGTGTTTAAACGTCGTAAAGACGCTGGCTTGGATCGCGCTCCAATTCCAAGTCATCTAAACCATGCAGTGGTGAAGACTGCATGAATTGCAGCAAGGATTGTGTGTTGCCACTGAGTCGGTCAAAGAGCTCTCGCGAAAGCACGACTGCCACGGACTTGCCGTGCAGGGTGATGTCTTGCGGCCCATCGTTCTTGGCACTTCTGATCACATCAGAAAACCGTGCCTTTGCCGTTTGCATTTGCCACGTTTGCATATGGAACTCCTATTGCGACCTGAGCAGTCTGAATTTAAACGATTTTTAGCCTATCGTCTTATGACCACCTATCGTATCTCCGTTCTCGTTGCAAAGGTAAGACACCGGAATCAGATTTGGGGAAGCATTTTAAGAAAGCGCATCATCGTCCCCACGCAGCAAACTCTCATAGTCTTGACCACCGTAAAACACACCAATGATCGAGACTTGGTCAGCAACGATGTCAAATGCAATCACTGTGCGACCTTTGTAATTTGTCACACGCAGTCCGGGACGCACATCATCACGACGGGTGCCACGATGCGGAAATCGCTGCAAACTCTCGCAGTAATTGATGATAGCGCTGGTGTAGGGGTAAGCAATTTCAGGGGATGCAGCATCTGCGATGTATTGGTAGAGCAAGTCCAGTTGCTGCTGCGCTTCTGGCGCAAAAACGACCGAATACTGCATCACGTTTTGACAACAGCCTTTTGGTGCAACGCCGCAAGGCGTGCGCGTACCTGGTCTATCGAAACAGCGCGGGTCGGATCTGCTTTAAGCGCATCATAGGCCGGCCCCACCTCCTGCTGCAACCAATGCTCGACAGCACGGTCGCGTGCCATCAAGGCACGCAGTCCATCGCGGATCACTTCGCTTTCGGTGGCGTACTCACCAGCAGCGACCTTGGTCTTGACAATATTTGCCATCTCATTGGGCAAGGTAATACTGAATTGCTGGGTAGTGCGCATAGTGAACTCCAATGTTAGTGAACTCCAATGTAACAGGATTAAATCCTACTACAACCGCCATCGTTGCGCCATCACTGTTTCGACTCTTTTAAATAATTAGCCCGTTGTCTTATGGCCACCAACCGCATCTCCGTTCTCGTCGCCCTGGATGCTGCCGATGACGGGCTCAAACGCGCCCTCCATTCGGCGCAGCAAAGCCTAAACGAACTGTCTGGTCAAGCTAAAAGCGCTGGCGACAAAGCCGCTGCCGGTATGGCGCAGGTCAAGGCTGGCGTGTCCGCCCTAGGCGACCAAGTGGCGAGCGCCAAGACCCAGCTACTGGCCTTTGTATCCATCAGTTGGGCAGCCGGGCAATTGCAGCAACTGGTGCAGGTGGCGGACGCCTGGAACATGATGGCCGCACGCCTGAAACTCGCCACCGCTGGACAGCATGAGTTTGTGACTGCGCAAAAGGCATTGTTTGACATTGCCCAGCGCATGGGGGTGCCAATTGCCGAAGTCTCGACCCTGTACGGCAAACTGCAACAAGCGGTACGCATGCTTGGTGGCGAGCAAAAGGACGCCCTATCTATCACCGAGAGCATCTCGCAGGCCTTGCGTCTGTCCGGTGCCTCAGCCACGGAAGCGCAGTCGTCGTTGTTGCAGTTCGGTCAAGCCTTGGCATCAGGTGTACTCCGTGGAGAAGAATTCAACTCCGTCGTCGAAAACTCACCGCGTCTGGCACAAGCCCTGGCTGATGGCCTGAACGTGCCGATCGGTCGGCTGCGTAAAATGGCCGAAGAAGGCCGGCTCACCGCCGATGTGGTGGTGAACGCCTTGATGAGCCAAAAGGACAAACTCAGCAGCGAATACGCCCAACTACCAGCCACGGTGTCCCAAGCACTGCAACGCCTGCAAAACGCCTTCGGGCTGTGGGTCTCGCAAGTCGATGCGGCCACCGGTATCACGCAAAAGCTCTCGCAAGCCCTGACCTGGCTGGCCACCAACGTGGAGTCGGTGATGCAGTGGCTGCAAACTATTGCTGAAGTCGGTCTGGCAGTACTCATTTACCGACTGCTGCCCGCTCTGGTTACCGCCTGGCAAACCGCCAGTGCCGCAGCGATTACCGCAGCGAGCGCCACCTCTGCCGCATGGGCAGCAGTGAATGTAGCGATTGGCAGCGCCATTGCCAGCCTGGGCTTGCTTAAAACCGGTTTTATCCTGCTGGGATCGTTTGCAGCTGGCTGGCAAATCGGCTCCTGGTTATCAGAACAGTTTGAAATAGTGCGCTTGGCAGGTATCGCCATGGTGCAGACCCTGCTCAAGGGTGTGGAGCAACTGCAATACCGCTGGGAAGCCTTTGCTGCCCTGTTTAGCAGTGACACCATCGATGCCGCCACACAGCGCCACCAAGCGCGGCTGGCAGAGATGAATGCGATCTTTGCCCAAATGTATGCCGAGGCTACCAAAGGGTCTGAAGCGGCCAAAGCAGCCATGACCACGGCAGCCACCAGCGCCGAGGAGATCGCCAAAAAATTAGAAGCCGTACGCCAAGGCACGCAAGAAGCGGTCGGTCGCGGTATCGAAGCAGTCAGCGCCACCTTGCAAAAGCTGCAAAGCCGTATCGGTGCGGTCGAGCAAGCGCTAAGTAAAGCCCAAGCCCAGGTCAGCGATGCCACCAGTAAAATGGCTGAAGCCTATAAAGGCCTCACCGCCATTGCAGACGCTAACCTGCAGCAGCAAATCGAAGCGGTCAAGGCACGCTATCAACAAGAACAAAAAGCACTGGAACAATCCAAAGCTTCTGAAGCCGCGCAACTGACCCGATCGACAGCACTGCTGACCGATACCATCAAGCAACAAACCGTCCTGCGTGACCAATCGACACTTGAGACCTTGCAGCGCATCGAGCAGGAATCACAGGCACGCATCGATGCGGCGGCTAGACAAGGGGCGACAGAGGCCGAGCGCAGTGCCAACGTGACTCGCGCAGAAAACGAGATTCTGGCGACCAAACGCCAGACGCTCTCAATAGCAGTGAGCGAGTACCGCGCCCACATTGATACCCTGAACGCCGAAGCGAACCGGCATCTGGCTGAAATCGAGCGCATCGAAAATGCCAAACGGCAGCTGAGCATGAGCACGGAAGACAAAATCCGTGAACTGCAGCGCCAGGGCATGTCGGAATTCGAGGCCACCCAAGACCGCAAACGCCAAGTTGCCGAGTTGCAAAGCAAGGCACGTACGGCTCTGGCCGATGGAGAGTTTGAACAAGCCCGGCAGTTCGCGCAAAAGTCGATGGACTTGGCCGCCCAGGTCGGCAGCAGCCAAACCCAGCACGCCCAACGTGCCAGCGAGGCCAAGAAACAGTTCGAGCAAGACCTGACCCAGGTGCAAACCCTGCAGGCCCAGGCACGCCAAGCCAGCCAGCAGCAGGAATACGACAAGGCAGCGGAGCTCATGCGTCAGGCGGATAACTTGCGCTCAGAATTGGCACGCAAAACCGAAGCGGCGGATGCTGCCGTTTTACAAGGCAAGCAAGGTATCCAAGCGGCCATCGGGGACATTCGCTCTGCCGAGGAAATTCTGCTGCAAACCTTGAGCGCGCAAGCCCAAGCCCACCAGCAGGCGGCACTTGCTGCCGTGCAATCGCGCGACCAGATTCAAGCCACCTTGCAACAAACCAACCTACAGATTGACCAGATCACCGCCAAACTGCGCGATGGCCTCAAAGTGAGTTTGAGCGCAGACACCAGCCGTTTTGAGCAAGCCCTAGCAGCCTTGGACAAAGCCATCGCAGAAAAAGAACACCTATTGACTATCCAGGCTGATCTGGAGCAGGCGCAAAAGAAGCTGCAGGAGTTTGAAGCGCTGCTCAAAGAAGGTAAAACCCTGCCCGTCGATGCCGATGTCAGTCTGGCACAAGCCGCGCTTGACAAGCTGACTGCCTACGCCAAACAAAACGCCCAGATTGAATTGCAGGTCACTGCAGAAAAAGCCCAGAGCGCAATCACCAATGTGCGCGGCATGATTGAAGCCTTGGGACGCATCCGTACCGAGTCCGACCATCAGGTACACAGCAACGCAGCGGCAGCCCGCGCAGAAATCGCCAGCCTCAATGGCATGAACACCTACAGTACCCACACCATTACAGTGCGCAAGGTCGAAGCCAAGGCCAGTGGCGGTTTGGTCGGCATGGGGGTGCGTTACTTGGCACAAGGTGGCGGCATATCCCCGCTGGCCTTGCCTGCCAGATCTGGCTTTACCCGTATGCGCGGTGGCACGGTACCCGGCAGCGGTGACCACGATACGGTACCGCGCACACTAGACGCCGGTGCCTTTGTACTGCGCAAATCGGCGGTACGCAAGTATGGCAGCACGCTGCTGTCGCAACTCAGCCATCAAAATCCGTCGGTGACGCACTTTGCCCAAGGCGGAAGTGTCAAGAATGCTAATAAGCCCAAGTCAGCCCAAGCGGCGATACAGACTACGCCGAAACAAAACCGGGATGCGTTTGAAGCACGCAACATGATTGACATGGGGCTGCAAGCGATGCAGGAGTACACGCAGTGGCTACGCAGAAACTTCAGCAGTTCACTCAGCCTGGACATGGAGTGGCAAACCATGAAGTTTTACCGGCAACAAGCCGCCACCGACCAGCGCATCCTGGACAGTGTGCTCAATAGACCGCAACTCACCGCCCACGAAAAGCAAAAAGTCGACACCATTCGCCACACCTGGAAGCAAGCCATGGCGCAACCGCTGCAGTACGGCAAAGACCTGGAGCGCGATTTGCTGGACAAGATGGCGCAACATCAGGCCACGTTCTATGCTGGAGGTGGCATAGCTGCATCAGACAGTGTGCCTGCCATGCTGACACCGGGTGAGTACGTGGTCAATCGCGATGCAGTGGCGCGTTGGGGTGCTGGATTTTTTGAGTCACTGAACCGGCTGCAACTGCCAGCACAAAACCTCGCATTGCGGGTTCAAGGCTTTGCGCACGGTGGGTTGGTGCAGAGTACCCCCTCACCGTTAGCGGCGGTGGCAGGAACGAATCTACAACAGACCACTCCAGTGCGGACGGTGCGTGTGGAGCTGCGTGGCGGTGCGCAGATGGTGGCTGCCAGCATCGCAGAAACGGATGAGAGCCGTCTGCTGGACTTGCTGCACCAAGCCCGGGCGCGGGCTTGATAGTGTTTCTTTCTATAAAACCTGAGACCTGTCCTTATTCACTATGCAACTGACCCACCTCGCCGATGGCAGCTTCCTGACGCTGCCCGACGATTTGCTCTGGAGTGATGAACACAGTTGGTCGGCACCACTGAGCAGTATCAGCTACCTGTTAACCGGAGCGATGCTGGTGCAAAGTGCGCAGCGTCAGGGTGGGCGACCCATCACCTTGAGTGCCGCGCCCGACATGGCCTGGGTGCGGCGCAGCGTGGTTGAACAACTCTATCGATGGGCGGCAGTGCCGCTGAGTGCCAGTTCAGGTCGATTTAGCCTGCACTTGCCGAACTACTCCCCCAGAGTGGTGGCCTTTCGGCACCACCAAAACCCGATCGAGGCGACCCCAGTCACCGGGCTGCCCGCCCAGTCGGACGCCGACTGGTACCGACTGACTCTGCAATTGATGGAACTGTAATGCCTATCCTGACACAAGATATCAAGATTCTGAAGTCCGCTGTCATGAACGACTCTACCGATGGTGGCGGTCGCATGACGGGCGCGGCAGTGATCGATGGGCAAAGCAACAGCCTGTTTCCCGATACCTCAGCCATGGATAGAGCCTTTGGTCGGGTGCAGATGCGCAAATTGTTCGGTGTGGCGCACACTAACGACACCGACACCCTGATGGGGGCGCATGCCATTATTACGGAGACACCTTCTGACCCGAATGTGCATTGCACCCTCATGAAAACCCCGAATTGGGGCGATCAGCGCAATACTGCCAAAGAACTGATTGAACGCTACCTGGTCAAAGGGCCTCGCTCATCATGGCGCATTTACGATACCCATTATGAGGGTTCTGCAAGGCTGCGGCTTTATGCTTTTACCAATCTGCAACCACCAGCCAGCGGTGAGTCACTGTGCCTGATTAACCCGAATGGCGCAGAACTTTACGTGCGGATTCTGCGCATGAAGTCTTTTACCGAAAAGGTCTATCTGCAAGAGGGAAGCGGCACAGTAGAGGCAAACGCAGTCTTTATTGAGTGCGATTTAGGGCAAACGCTGACGATGAATGTGTACGGCCCACCGATCGCCAGATCGGGGCTGAATGAATCGCAGTATGCAATGGTTTACACAACCGTTATAGCAGCCGGGGTAAAGTTCTATGGCTCCAAGGCGTTGGGTTTTGCGGGACAGGTGGGCGAATTTAATGTGGAGACTGTCGGTGGTATTTTTACACCTTTAGTCCCCGCGGCAACCGTTGAAACGGCGGTGGTGGATCAGTACCCGTTGCTTGACCGCGCAGGGTTTGTGAATACGGGATATGCGCGATTACAAACCACACGGTTTGAATTTGCGACAGGTAAAACCATTCGGTTACCGACCCCTGTTGTACCTAAAACAATTACGTTTGTGGATGGTGGCGGCTACACATACTTATCAGACGATGGCAACGGCAAGCTTGTTCACCAAAGCACGGACTATGGCTTGATCAATTACACCACTGGCGAACTCATTAAAACCAACCCCAACTGGCCTGGTACTTGGGGTGCGACTGTAGCTGCAAGCTATATCCCCGCAACCAAAGCAGGCGCAGCCACCAAGTCAGATGCCATCGAAGTGGATGCTATCAATCAGGGATTGGTTTTTACCAAGAACCTGTTACCAATACCTGCACCGTCCACACTGGCACTGAGCTATATGGCACAGGGGCGCTGGTATCAGTTAACCGATAACGGCAGCGGCAAACTATCGGGCGGCGACTCATCTTACGGGTCGGGCACTGTCAACTACGCCACTGGCTCGGTATCGTTAACCCTTGGGGCAATGCCTGATATTGGTAGCTGCATCATTTTTGAGTTTGGCTCGCAGGGCACAGCAGTTGCTCCAGACAGGGCTACGCTACCAACAAGGTTAAGTACAACCATCGATTTAGGCAATAAGCGGGTATCGCTGACTTCGCTGAAATTTACCTTACCGAATGGTGTTACGCCCTTTGGTGTGTCAGACCCTAACAACCCCGTCATAACAACAGGCAATGGAAAGTTCACCATAACCCCTAACCATGTCGGAAAATCCCTCGTGGTCGAGTGGCAAGAGTACGCAGATGCAAGAACCGCAACCGCTGACGGTGCTCATAAAAATCAGTTCACATTAACCGACGCACCGGTATTGCCTAACACAGTGCGTTTTAATATCACCTACACACCACCTGCGAATCACACAGTAATACGACCTGATATATACCATATCAGGGACAACGGAAATGGCAAGTTGGTTTTACAGCCTCTGTGGAAAGACGCCATCGAAGTTGGCACAGTCAACTACGCTACCGGCTTGGTAACATTAAACGCCACTGTGAATGTGTACACCACTGAAACCTACACCTATGGCGTTCGACGGCTACTGTGGTGGGACAATGTGACTGCAACACGTCAAACGCAAACAGATGTTGGCATCGCACCTGTACGCGAGTCAGTAATGTACAGCGGAGAAATGGGTACTGTTAATGCCCTCACCGTCACACCAGAATGGTTCGTGCAACTCCCAAGAAACCTGGTCACTTCGGGGCTTACTGCCACTGCACCGTCGTTTGGGTCAAGTTTGTTATTCACCAGTGCAAACGGAGTGCTTTACACGGAATGGAACTGTTCAACGGGTTCGGGAACGGCTCGGGGTAGCGTATCGGGTGATGGGCGGGTGGTGTTCAACATTAACGTAGAGAACAGTGCAGTTCCGAACACGCTTACTTGGCACAACGTAGCGGTGAGCACCGTTGACGATACTGTGACTGCGGGGATCTTCCGTACTGCCAACGCACCGCTCAAACAAGGCATGTTTCAGTTGGTTGACTCTAGCAACCGCGCCTTGCAGGTCAATGTGGACTACCAGCGTGGCATTGTGCGCTGGACAGTACCCAACGCCAGTGAGAGTTACGCTCCATGGAAGGTCAAGGCGTCCACCCTGCGCTACAACACAGTCTACTTGGAGTACCTGCCCCTGGAAGCCTCCATCCTTGGCTTGAACACAGCTCGCTTACCACTGGACGGCAAAGTACCGGTGTACCGTTCGGGCGACTTGTGCGTGGTGCATAACACCCAAACATTGGAACTACCCAATCCGCTGGTAAAAGGCAGTGCCTACACCCTGCGCGAACGCCTGGCCTCGGTAAGGGTTAAGGATGCAATGGGTGTGGTGGTACCCGACACCAAGTACCAGTTGGATTTAAACGCTGGAACGATTCTGTTTCCGACTGGCATATCCATCAGCGACTTTGCGCAACCGTTCACCGTAGAGCACCGGATTGAAGACTTGCTGCTGTGCAGCCAAGCGGATATCAGCGGCAAGCTGCGATTTACCCGCAGCCTGACGCATGACTTTCCAGCGGGTAGTTCGTATGTCTCAAGCGCTCTGCCGTTTGGGGACTTGTTTGCACGCTTTTACAACGTGATTGAGCAGCAGACCTGGACGAACGAATGGCGGGATGAACGTATTGGTGCCTCCATGACCGCCAACTTCAACGAAACCGACTATCCAATCCAAGTAACCAATCGCGGCACGATTAAAGAGCGCTGGGCGGTGATCTTTACCGGCTCCACCACGTTTCGGGTGGTGGGTGAATCGGTGGGCGAGATTGGCTATGGCAACACCGCTGCCGATTGTGCGCCGACCAACAACGCCACAGCGGCGCCGTACTTTGTGATTCCGGCACTGGGTTGGGGTGCAGGCTGGTCAGCAGGCAATGTGCTGCGCTTTAACACCGATGCCTGTGGTGCGCCGTTCTGGATTGTGCGCACCATTCTGCAAGGCCCGGCCAGTGTCGAGAGTGACACCTTTGCACTGGCGTTTCGGGGTGATGTGGATCGCCCCTGATTGACTTCAAATCAACATACCAAGGAACTCACCATGACTGCGGTTAAATACTTCACCAACGTAATGCAAGGCGCCCCGCAATTGACCAATAGCTGGGGTTGTTTAGTCGACTTGCTCGATGCCTGTCTGGTGAACGGCTTCAACCTTAAACCCATCACCAGCATCAGCAGTGCCAATGGCATCGCTACTGTCACGATAGATGGTGGGCACTTATACCAGGTTGATCAGGTGCTGCTGATCTCGGGTGCCGAGCAAACAGAGTACATCGGCGAGGTACGGGTGCTAACAGTGACGGGCACCACCTTTAGCTATGCTATTGCAGGCAATCCTGCTACACCTGCCACCGGCGACAGCATGACAGTCAAAGCTGCACCGTTGGGCTTTGAGAAGGTGTTCAGTAGCACCAACAAAGCGGTGTACCGCAGTAAGAACGTGCTGAGTAACCGACCTTACTTGCGCGTCGATAATGATTGTGCGCCAGCCTATAACACCGCCTATGCCAAAAAAGCCAAGGTCGGCATGGCGCAAGACATGACCGATATCGATACCGTGGTCGGGGCACAAGCGCCGTTTGATCCACTGGCTCCGAATAAAAACTGGCACACCAGTGGTGAAGGCGAAGCCGTGGTCGATGGCTGGTACAAATGGTACTACGCCAAATGCTCTTACATGTACCAGTGGGTCGGCGACACCGCGCGTGCCGGTATTGAAAACTACAGTCGCCCCTGGGTATTGGTGGGTGACGACCGGGGCTTTTATTTGTTTAACGAGTACGGCACCACAGGTGGCGGCAATGGCAGAACTGGCTATTGCTTTACCGACTTTGAGAGCTTTCGTCAGGGCGATCCGTACAACACCCTGTTGGCTGCGTCTGACTTCTTTACTACGGCCAATGGTGCGACCTCGTGGGGTGATACCAATAACTGGTTCAACCGCTCACTCGACTACACCGGCAAGATCTTGATGCGCGACCATACGCTGCTGGGAGGAAATCAGCGGGTCGGGCTGACATCGCTGAATACCAATAACGGGCAAACCATCAGTGGTCGCGCCACTGGCATCCCGTTTCCCAATCCGGTGGATTATTCGCTGATTCTGCACCCGACCTATCTGATGCAGGAAGGGGGTAAGGGTTTGCGCGGCAAATTGCCTGGACTCATGTGGGTGCATAACGACTACCCGTTGCAAGATTTAGATATTGTGGAGAACGTAGTTGGCTATGCCGGGCGCAAGTTCCTCATGGTCAAGATGGGCTACGAAAATCAAGGTGCGTGTGCAGCTATGGCGCTGGACATTACCGGGCCGTGGTGGTGATATGTGGTGGAACGCTGCACCTTCATTAACACCGATTGCGGCCTGGGACGCAACCCGAATTGACGGGGCAAAGTTGCTCGATGGCGTGGGTGAGAACCACATTACCGCAACCAGTGCGTTATCGGTTTACGACTACGCATTTATCGGTGTTGCAGGCAATGGCAACCCCATGCTGCTGACCACCCCTGTTCCGGTTCCGAGTACGGGTGTGATTGCGGGATTCTGGACTCCAAAGCGACGGAATGTTTTGCTATCAGATGCGCCCAACAGTACCAGTGGCTATGCCCTGCACCTATCCAGTGATGGCAATGGGTGGTATTCGCAAAGTAACAACGCACATGCTAATTACGGTCGTTACGGCGAGATTGGGAAGCGATATTTTGTGGCAATGGTGACAAGGGGCGTGGACTCCATTCTTTATGTCGATGGAAACTTGGTTGGCAACCCTATCGGCAGTGGTCACACGATGAACCAAATTGGACAAGTTGGCTATGGTGGCAACGGTAACGAGTACAACCTTGATGCCGATGAATATTTGCATGCGCTTGGTGTTTGGTCGGGTGTGGCTACGTTCGATGATGTTCAAGCGATTGAGGCAGCGGCGCGACTGGCATTAAAGGGTGCGGATACGACCTATCGTGCTTTCCCCGCAATCCTCGGTCGCACCGACAGCAACTTGCCGCAACTGACCCTTCCGGACCCCGCACCACCCCGCTTTGCCGGTGCCACCCTGACCCGGCGCGATTATGTGTTTGGTGGCAACGGTCGTATTGTAGGTACCGTCAAAGAAAAAGGCACACCCGATGTGCCGGTACAAAGGCGCGTGCAACTCTATGACGAAACCAGCAAAGTCATGACACGCGAGGTCTGGAGTGACGCGCAGACCGGTGTCTATGTGTTTGACAACATCGACCCACATTTGCGCTACAGCATCATCAGCTACGACTATACCGGCATGTACCGGGCGGTGATTGCCAACGGGCAACGTGCTACCTCGGGCACATTGACATTACCAACCACCATCCCAACCACTTCCAGCACACCCTAGGAGACCCACATGCTGGCAACCCTGTCCATGGCTGCACGCCAGGCGCGTCTGTCTGCACTGCTGGCATTGATGGAGGCCGGTGCTCGCCTCGACTTCTATGCCGGCTCCGCCCCTGCAAAATGCGAACAACCCACCAGCCATGCCTTGCTGGCCTCTATACCGCTAGCCCAACCCGCTGGCGTGGTGGCAGTGTTAGATGGTATCGCCACCTTGACACTCACCACCCCCTTGTCGGTGCATTGCATCAAAACCGGCATCATTGGCTGGGCACGGTTCTTTGATGGTGACACTGGCGGCATCATGGATTTGAGTGTGGGTCTGATGGACAGCAATGCCCCAGTATGGGTGTCCGATACCAAGATCTATTCCGGTGGTGAGTTGCAGCTATTGTCTTGCACCATCACTGAGCAGTAAATGACCAGCATTGATGCTGATCTGGTGTTTGAACAGCCACCCGCAGGTTTTACTGACCTGTTATTCGGTGACAACACCTTTGTTCCACCACGGCGTCAGGCTGGGATTGCTGTTGCAGTAGCGGCAGTCCAGGTACAAGCGCTGGCCTCGCAGCCCGTGCGCGTAGTGGCGACGTTATTGGTATCGGGTGTCACAGTGCAGGCACAGGTATACTACGACAACCGGGTGCTGCCGTACCGGGATTGCCGCTGTCTGGTCACGCACCAAGCAGCCAGGCCGAACACCCATGACCAGAGCAACCATTGGGGTTTGAGCCAGTCTCAACTTAAGTCGGCCACCTTGCCATTGCAAGTGGCGCATGCTGCATCTGCTAGGCATTGCAACCGCAGCAGACATTCGCAGTTCGTTGACTCAGAAGCTAACGCACTGCATCGCCTTGCTTTGCAGCACTCCTTGATCTGCAGCGCGCTGCAGCAGTCTGCTTGGTTTATCCACCGCAACAAAAGGTCTGCGTATACGAATTCGGAGTGCATGCACCGTGCCAGCCAGAGTGGTATCCAAGCCGGTGTCTTTCACAGTTCAATGCAACAAGACTTCTGGCAGGTAGCACTATCCAGGGTGACGCATCGCTACTCCCCCAGCGGTAAAGGAGTCTTTAACCGTGGCGTGCATGCACTGCAGTCGTCCTGGGTGTTGGCGGGTTTGGGTCGGTCTGGTCGCAGTTACCTCAAGCCAATGCCACCCACGCCAGTTCAAATACCGCAGTGGGTCGATACGCATTTGCTGTTTCAGTGTCTGCCAATCTCAGGATTGGCTGGTCTGGTCTTTGGTGGTAAGTCACCGTGTGATGGGCATATAACACCCACAAGCATCGTTGCAGTTCGGAGGGTTTATATGGTGTTGAATCAGGCATCACTGAGGCGCATCGACGGTGATGTTCCTTTACCGGTCATCAGTCTGTCGTGCAGTTTGGATGTGGATTCCTGGACGTGGGGCTTGAATGCGGTGTTATCGGGCGAAGCCTGGGATTTATTGCAAACGCGTGCGAACCTGGAGCCGATTGCGCTGGAAGCCTCGCTCAATGGTTACCGTTGGCGCTGGTTACTGGAGCGCATGCAGCGCAGCCGCAGCTTTGGTAAAGCGGAAGTGCGGATTCAGGGGCGTGGTGTGTCTGCCTTGCTGGATAGTCCGTATGCGCCGGTTCAAACCTACAGCAACAGCCAGGCACGAACGGCTCGGCAATTGATGGCTGATGTGCTAACGGTCAATGGTGCCTCCATCGGTTGGGATCTGGAGTGGAACATACAGGACTGGCTGGTACCTGCCGCAGTCTTTAGCCACCAAGGCAGCGCTATCAGTGCCCTGCAACGCATTGCTGCTGCAGTGGGTGCTTATTTGCAACCGCATCCAACCCTCGATTTGATCCGCGTCTTGCCACGCTACCCCGTACCGCCCTGGCAATGGCAGCAGCTGACCCCCGACTATGTGCTCACTGCCGATGTCGCTTCGCAAGAAACCTTGCAGCTTCAAGAGAAGCCGCATTACAACCGAGTGTTTGTCAGTGGCGAGAGCGTTGGGGTTCTGGGGCAAGTGACCCGCAGTGGCACGGCTGGAGATGTGCTGGCACCGATGGTGGTAGACAGGCTCATCACTGCCAGCGAGGCAGCGCGCCAGCGTGGTCTGGCGGTGTTATCAGATACCGGGCGGCAAATGGAGGTTGGCCTGCGTTTGCCGGTGCTGGACGATATCGGCATTATTGTGCCGGGTGCCCTGGTGCAGTACGACGATCGGATGGTGAATACAAAAATGGGCAGACCCACCGAGCACAACCAACGCATCGGAATCGTGCGCTCGGTGCAGGTAGAGGTGGGTTTACCGGAAGTCTGGCAAACCTTAGGAGTGCAAACCTATGCGTAATCTGTATCAGGTGTTCAAGTCTCTGCTACCCGAGGCACCACTGCAAGCTGGCAAGGTGGTGGCACTGCATAACGGAACTGTGACAGTGGAGTTACCGGACAAGAGCCGTTTGCATGTGCGCGGTAACGCTCAACCCGGTCAGATGGTGCTGGTGCGCAATGGCTTGATTGAGGCAGTGGCACCTGAGTTGCCAGTGGTGCTGATTGAGGTGTAAGGCAAGCATTGGCTCCGTGACTTCGGTTTCGGGGCTTTTTTTATGGTGAGAAGGAGACTGTGATGGCTGATGATGGAGTATTGACGGGTGATGTGGGCGAGCGCCGCAAGATGATTACGGTGCCGAAGCCTGAGTTTGAGACTTTGCTGGAACGTGCCGCTGAACGGGGTGCGCGCCATGCTTTGCATGAGGTGGGGTTGGATGGCGCAGATGCCGCGCGGGATATTCGAGCGCTGCGGGATTTACTCGATGCCTGGCGTGAAGCTCGGCTCACCGCCTGGCGCACGGTCGTCAAAGCCATGACGACCGGGTTGCTGCTGGCTTTGGTGACTGGGGCGGTGATTAAACTCAAATTGTTTGGAGGTGGGCAATGATTGAAACACTCCTGGGTGGTTTGATGGGGGGCACCTTTCGTCTGGCTCCGGAAATTCTGAAATGGATGGATCGTAACAATGAGCGTGGTCATGAACTGGCGATGCAGGACAAGGCACTGGAATTGGAGAAAGTGCGCGGAACGCAACGATCGACAGAAATCAATGCCCAAGCACATGCGGCTTGGGATGCTGCATCAGTACAAACGCTGCAGGAGGCGGTTCGCAGCCAAGGTGAAAAGACCGGGGTTGGCTGGGCTGATGCTTTGTCTTGCAGTGTGCGGCCGGTTATTACTTACTGGTTCATGGCGCTGTATTGTGCGGCCAAGACAGCGGGGTTTGTGGGGGCTGTTGGCACTGGGGCTGATTGGGGGGCGGCTACCTTGTTGGTGTGGACGGAGGCAGATCAGGCGCTTTGGGCGGGGGTGCTAAATTTTTGGTTTCTGGGACGGGTGTTTGATCGGGTGCGGGGGTGATCAAAATGCGGTAATAAGCATTAAAAAGTAGTGAAGTTTGAAGTCACTAACTAAATAGCAGGAATAATCAAGAGGGTAAGGATTAAACACTGCTGTTTGTGGTTCAATTCGCCAAAAAATTCGCTTGCAATCTCTTGCTTTTGATGGCCATATACCTTTGTCGAAACAAATTGAGTACTCTGTAAACAATGAAAACTTCTTGTGTTGATCTCTTCTGTGGTGCCGGAGGACTGACCCATGGCTTCGTACTTGAGGGCTTACCAGTGGTTGCTGGCATCGACCTAGACCCTGCTTGTCGTTTCCCCTACGAATCTAACAATAACGCTAAGTTTATTGAAAAGGATGTTAGTAAAGTCCATGGTACTGATTTAGAGGATTTGTTTGGTGATGCTGAATTTAAAATTCTTGCCGGATGCGCACCTTGTCAACCATTTTCCACGTATGCACACCGCTACAAGTTGAATTCAAAAGACGGGAAATGGGGTCTTCTATACGAATTTTCTCGGTTAGCGCAAGGCAATCGACCTGACGTAATCACTATGGAAAATGTTCCAACAGTTGCAAAACACAAAGTTTTTGGTGACTTCGTAAATTCATTGAAAGATATTGGTTACAACGTATGGTTTGATGTAGTTGATAGCTCACGATATGGCGTACCTCAGGCGCGTCGACGTATGGTACTACTAGCATCTAGACATGGCTCGATCAAACTGATTGAACCAACTTCTACAAAAAACAAGACTGTTCGCCAAGTGATTGGGGGGCTACGTCCATTAGTTTCTGGTGAAACTGACCCTATGGACAAAATGCACACCTCAAGTAATTTATCGAAAAAAAATCTTGAAAGGATTAAAGTTTCAAAACCGGGGGGGACTTGGCGTGATTGGCCAAAAGATTTAATTGCGGATTGTCACAAAGAGGATAGTGGTAAAACTTTTTCAAGTGTGTATGGTCGCATGGAATGGGATAAACCAGCTCCAACTATGACTACGCAGTGTTACGGGTTTGGAAATGGTAGATTTGGCCACCCTGATCAAGATCGTGCAATTTCATTGCGCGAGGCAGCAATACTACAAAGTTTTCCAGATAAATACAAATTTGTTCAAGATGATGAAGATGTTTGCTTCACCATTTTAGGTAGGCTTATTGGCAACGCTGTTCCGGTGGAACTCGGACGCGCCATAGCCCGCAGCATAAAATCACATTTATCTGAAATTCGACCAAATGCATTGAATTAACAAAAAATCAAAACATAACCCATGAAGACACCAGCTGTACAGCAAAAACACACCTACTGCACCAGTCCGGAGCCTGGACAGCTGGTCGAAGTCAGGAGGCGCCAGTGGGTTGTCGCTGAAGTCGTCTCATCCACTTTGAATTCAAGTTCTGCGCAACAGAACTTGGTAACGCTGTCCTCTATTGATGAGGACGGTTTGGGTGAAGAGCTTGAAGTTATCTGGGAGATAGAACCAGGTGCGCAAGTCATTGAACGTGCGGGGCTGCCAACGATCACCGGTCAAGATGACTCCGACACACTCAAAGCCTTTCTTGATGCGGTTCGCTGGGGTGCTGCTACCAATGCAGATAGAGGCTTTTTACAAGCGCCATTTCGCAGTGGTGTCAGCATTGAGGACTTCCAGCTTGACCCGCTGGTACGCGCCATCAATATGGCCCGCGTCAATCTGCTCATCGCCGATGACGTCGGCTTGGGCAAGACCATTGAGGCCGGTCTAGTCATCCAGGAGATGCTGCTGCGGCACCGTGCTCGCACCGTCCTGATCATCTGCCCCGCATCGCTGCAAGAAAAGTGGCGTGTCGAGATGCTGGAAAAGTTTGGCCTTGATTTCCGTGTTGTCGACACGGCCTACATCAAGCAGTTGCGCCGCGATCGCGGCATCCATGCCAATCCCTGGACTTCCCATCCACGTCTAATCGCGTCTATGGACTGGGTCAAGAGCGGCGAAGGACTGCGCGCCATGCGCGACGCCCTGCCCGCACACACCAGCTACCCGCGCAAGTTCGACATGCTGGTCGTCGATGAAGCACACAACATCGCCCCGGCTGCCGGTGCGAACTACGCGCTGGAGAGCCAGCGCACACGCTTCATCCGCTCCATTAGTCCACACTTCCAGCATCGCCTGTTTCTGACGGCCACCCCTCACAACGGTTACACCGAATCCTTCACTTCGCTGCTGGAGTTGCTGGACGACCAGCGTTTCGCTCGAAACATCCTGCCCGATGAAAAGCAGTTGGGTCACGTCATGATCCGTCGCCTCAAAAGCGATCTGGTCGATGCCGAAGGCAAGCCGCTCTATGCACAGCGCAAATTGCAAGCGCTGCTGGCCTCGTACTCCCCACAAGAGCGCGCCATTCACCAAACACTGAACGACTACTGCGCAAGCCGCGAGCAGGATGCCGAAAAGGTCGGCAATGCATTCGGCACGTCGTTCGTCAACCAGTTGCTCAAGAAGCGGCTCTTTTCTTCTCCCGCTGCTTTCGCATCCACCCTTGAGAAGCACGTTGCCAGTCTGGCCAATGGCAGCCAGCGCAAGGACAAGGATGCGATGGCCGACCGCATTTTGCGCAAAGCCATCTTGCGGGTCGAAGAAGACTATGCCAACGACCAGGAGGTCGAAAACGCACAGTCCGAGGCCGTCGAAGAGGCCTCACGTCGTGCGCAACCGCTCACAGCAGAGCAGCAACAAATGCTGAACGAACTGCGGTCATGGGCACAGACTGCTAAGAACCAGGTCGATGCAAAAGCCAAGGCCATCCTCGACTGGCTCAAGGTCAACCTCAAGACCGACGGTCAGTGGAATGACCGTCGGGTCATCTTATTCACCGAATACCGCACCACCCACCAGTGGATGCATGAGATCCTCGCCAGCCACGGTTTCGGTGGCGATCGACTGGACATCCTACACGGTGGTATGGCGCAGGACGAGCGCGAGAAAGTCAAAGCCGCCTTCCAGACATCGCCCAAAGATTCAGCGGTCCGTATCCTGCTGGCCACCGATGCCGCCTCCGAAGGTATCGACTTGCAGAACCACTGTAACTGCCTCATCCATCTGGAGATCCCTTACAACCCCAATGTGATGGAGCAGCGCAACGGTCGTATCGACCGGCACGGCCAGCGCGAGAAGGAAGTATTGATCTGGCACCCCGTCGATGGTGGCGAACAGGGCAAAGCAACCATCGGTGGTCACGGCGACGACATCATCCGGGCGCTGCGAAAGCTCGAATCCATGCGTGCAGACATGGGTAGCGTCAACCCAGTCATTGCGCCGCAGATGTCAGGGCTGATCGAAGGCTCGCTCAAAGACCTCGACACCCGCCTTGCTGAAGCCAAGATCGCCAAGGCCAGACGCTTCGTGCGTGCCGAGCGCGAACTGAAAGACCGCGTAGCCAAGCTGCACGAACGGCTTCTGACCACGCAGCAGGATTTTCACCTCACGCCAGAGCACATCCTCATGGCGGTCAAGACGGGCCTCAAGTTGGCAGGCCGCCCACCGCTTGAGCCGTTTGCCTTGGCCGATGCCCCTGCTGGCACTGTATTCAAGATGCCTGCGCTGTCGGGCTCATGGGCGCGCTGCCTCGAAGGCTTGCGTCACCCCCACACACTGCAAATTCGGCCCATCACCTTCGATCATGCCGTCGCCACCGGGCGTGACGATGTAGTGCTGGTTCACCTGAACCACCGACTGGTGCAGATGTGCCTGCGCTTGCTGCGCGCCGAGGTCTGGGCGCAAGACGATGTGAAGAAGTTGCATCGCGTCACCGTGCGTTCGGTGCCAGACGCCCTGATCGACGGGCCTGCCGTGGTCGTCATCTCGCGGCTGGTCGTCACTGGCGGCAATCATCATCGCCTTCACGAAGAACTGACGGTAGCCGGTGGTTATCTGGGCGACAAAGCATTCCGCCGCGAAGAAGGCGTCACCAAAGTCCAGCAATGGCTGGATCAAGCCAAGCCGCTGACCGCTGCAGACTCTCTGTTTGATGCCATCCGCGTCCGCTTCGACCATGCACAGAGCGCCATCTTGCAGGCGGTCGATACCAGGTCGAAAGACCGCCTCAAGTTCCTGACCAACACCCTGCAATCCCGCAAACAGCAGGAAGTGGCCGACATCGGCACCGTGCTCAATGAGCTAGAAAAGGCTATTCAAACCGAACTAAAGAAAGATCAGCAGCCGGTGCAGCTTTCGCTGTTCTCGGAGGATGAACGAACACAGCTCAGACGCGATACCGCCGCACTGGAAGCGCGTCTTGCCCGCATTCCGGCCGAGCGCCAGCAGGAGGCTGAAGCCATCGAAACCCGCTACGCCAAACTCAACGACCGCACCTTCCCGGTCGCCGTCATCTTCCTGGTGCCTACATCTGCCTTTCAGGGAGGTGCAGCATGA